AGGCTTACGGCATCAAAGAAGAGAGCCTACCTTTTATAGGAGTGGATGTCTGGAATGCTTACGAAGTCTCGGCGATCACTAAGAAAGGATTACCGGTAGCAGGGATGCTTAAGATTGTATGTCCTGCTGACTCACCTTTCCACGTAGAGTCAAAGTCAATTAAACTTTATCTGAACTCTTTTAACATGACTGCTTTCGGCGAGACTGCTAGAGAGTGTATCGAGTTTATCGAAAGTCAGGTCTCTAAAGATCTTACCGACCTCCTGCAAGGAGAGGTGACCTGTAAGTTCTTCACCAGCAACGATATTCACGAGTATCAGTTTGTAGAGTTTACTCCCCTCGGTGCTTTGGTTGATCTGGATGCAGTAGAGTTTACTTCCTTCCATTCTGATGCTACCCAGCTTAAGATCTGGCACACAAAAGAGGATGTAGTAGTTAAGAAGATTGAATCTGATCTACTAAGATCTAATTGCCGGGTGACCAATCAGCCGGATTGGGGTGATGTTTATATTCATATGATTGGTAAGAACGTTCCTGATGAGGCATCACTGGCCCAATACATAGTCTCTCACCGCCAGGTATCCCACTTCCACGAAGAGATTTGTGAGATGATCTTTACCCACCTTACTGAGGCTTATCAGCCTGAAGGTTTGATGGTAGCATGTCTTTACACCCGAAGAGGAGGATTGGATATTAATCCTATCCGATCAACGCACGCTAATCTGATCCCGGGCTGGTACAAAGATCCTACCAAGCGGATGAAGAAAACTTTACGTCAATAAGAGTTGGCTCCTTCGGGAGCCTTTCTTATCTTTAGCTATATGTCAATAGAAAAAAAGTACTACCTCGTCACCGATAAAGAGACTGTAAACCTCTTAATCCAACACATCCAGGAATCAAAAGTAATCGCTTATGATACCGAGACTGACTCCCTCAATATGAGGAAAGGTCAGATTATAGGATTCTCCGTATCGGGGGATATCGGGATGGGGTTCTACCTCCCTACTATGGCCTGGAACCACCAGACCGGTACCCTAGATGAACTTAACATCGAAGGGGTACCTTGCCACTCTATAGCAAAAAAAATCTTACCTATGTTAATCGGCAAGAAGCTTGTGATGCACAACGCATCATTTGACTGCCGTTTTACTAAAAACTTCTATAAGGTTGACCTCCTGGAAAGTTTATGGGTAGATACTGCCTTACTAGTCCACACCGTCCAAGAGGAGGGAGCAGGGATGGGAGTATTCGGTCTTAAATCTCTAGCAATATCAGTACAGAATGAAATCGGACTCGACGTCGAAAAAGCTGCCAACGAAGAGCAGGTCCTGCTCAAGGAATCTATTAAAGCCAACGGAGGTTCAGCTACTAAGGAAAACTACGAGATTTACAAAGCCGACATGGAGCTTTTGGGGAAGTACGCTGCTGCTGATACCGACCTTACTCTTCGTCTCTGTAGTCATTTTATGGACGTCCTTCAACGAGAGGGTCTTGAGAAATTCTTCTTCGAAGACGAAGTAATGCCCCTCTACAAGGAGGTTACTATCCCGATGGAGGAGATGGGTGTTGACTTGAATATAGATTTGCTACTTGAGACCAGGGATGAGATCTTAAAAGACTTGGCTGAGAATAAGCAGATCGTTCTCAAATCTCTGATAGGTACTAAGGCCGGTCAGGAATGGGTTGTAGACACTGCTCTAAATGAGTTCCCGCCCTCTAACAAAGGTACATGGGCACAGACACTAGCCGAGCGCTACTCCCTCTCTCTGCCTAAATCTGATAAGACTGGTAAGTTCTCTATAACCAAAAAGACTTTAGAGGAGCTAGAAGATTCTCCTGCTAAGGAATACTTACTAACCGGGGATCTAAACCTCTTAGATACTATGGAGGCTATGAAGATATCGATGTCTTTATGGAAGCAAAAGAACGACGGTGACTATGTTAACATCCAGTCTAAAAAGCACCTAGGAGAGATAGCATTTAAGTATATGAATATCCGGGCTAGGTCTCAGACCGCTAAAGGTCAGGACCAGTTCGATATGGATATGTTGGAGGATTTATCTAAGACTCACTCCTGGGCCGAAAACCTCCGGGTGTATAATAAGCTTCTTAAGATTAAGTCTACTTACATCGATCGATTTGTTGATAACGCCGAAGATGGGAAGTACTTCTTTTACTTCAAGCAGCACGGTACTGTCTCCGGCCGATACGGTTCCGACGCCCAGCAGCTACCCAAACCCAAGGAAGAGGGTGAGGACGTTCCAATTATCGTTAAGTACAATAACGCTGTTAGGGCTTTCTTGATAGCGGGAGAAGGAAGGAAGATAATTGATGCTGACTACGAGTCACTAGAACCTCACTGCTTTGCTTCAGTATCCGGGGATAGGGGTCTGCAAGATATCTTTAATAATGGATGGGACTTCTACTCTACAGTTGCTATTAAGGCCGAGAAGCTAGAACTAGATAAAGTCAACTACCCTAATGGAGTTAGTCCGGATAAAAAATCTCCGGTCTACCTTAAGAAGATTGATCCCGTTAAAAGGAATAAAGCCAAGGCCTACTCGCTAGGAATCGCTTACGGTATGGAGGCTTACGCGTTAGGAAAGTCTCTTGACATAGATCAGAAAGCAGCCCAGATACTAGTTGACGGATACTTGGATGGGTTCCCTGAGCTTAAGGCCTGGAGGATCAACTCCCGGCAGCACGTCAAAGAGCACGGCTCTATTAAGAATAAAGTAGGCCGAGTGAGGCACCTACCTAAAGTCCAGAGACTCTACCTTAAGTACGGAGATCAGATCATGGACTGGAGATATAGGAATGAGCTCGCTAATACTTACGGCAAGGAACAGGTCATGAGCATGTATAGGGATTATCGCAACGGACTTAATAACTGCCTGAACTATCAGCTGCAGTCACTAGCAGCGGCTGTTGTAAACCGGGCTGCTATTCAGATCAATCGAAAACTTAAAGAGATGGGTATCGACGGACGAGTCCAGGCTCAGGTCCATGACCAGCTCATAATCAACGTCCCGGAACATCAGGCTGAGTTAGTAGCTCCTATCGTAAAAGAGATCATGGAAAACACCACCCAGCTAGAAGGAGTAACTCTAAAAGCACCTCCTGAGATTACCAATAATTGGCGAGACGGACACTAAAATTTCTAACGTGCTAATAGATACATTTCCATACTTTAACGAACGAGAACTTTTAGAGTTACGTATCAAGCTTCTGTACGATCACGTAGATAAGTTTATTATCTGTGAAGGAGACCATACACACAAAGGAGATCCTAAACCTCTAACCTGTAAACAGACTCTTAAGGAACTAGGACTTCTAACTGATAAAGTACAGGTTGTAGAGGTTAAAATGCCTTCATACGATCAAGAACCAGATCCCTGGGTTCGAGAGAGAATGCAGCGCAATGCTGTTCAAGAGTTCATACAGGAAGGAGATGTAATTATTGTCTCTGATTGTGATGAGATTATCGACCCAGCTGTTATCAGTCACCATGTCGCTTCAGTATATAACCTCCCTGAGAAAATATTAAGGCTTCCAATGGTGAATCTTAACGGGAGAGCAGATCTACGAGTGCACAAAACATCTGGCGAACCAGCTCACTGGTGGGCAGGATTTGTATGCGGAACTTTTCACTTACAGAAGTGGTCTTTATCTGATTTACGAGAATCTGCTACATTAGGGAAACCTTTATTAGAGTACACTCACTCTCATTTAATACTGGAAGATCACCCGACTATGGGATGGCACTTCACCTGGATGGGAAACCCTCAAAGACGTAAGATTAAAAAGAAAGCTTTCGCTCACTGGAATGATAAGATTGACGGTATAGGAAATCTAGATAGCGATAAACTTGATAAATTTATAGACGAGTACAATCCGGCTCCCGAAAGTACTGATCCGCTAGGAAGAGAAGATAGTATCCTTCAACCTTACAGCACTGAAGACCTTCCAGATCTTATTTTTAAATTACCTGCTGTGAAAAAATTTTTATTTAACTAATGGAACATTTTTACCATAATATACAAGGGTGGTTTACTTACCCAAATCTATACTCTGAAATGGTTAATAGAGCTTTAGTTCCTGCACATTTTGTAGAGGTAGGGGTTTGGAAAGGAACTAGTGCAGCCTACATGGCAGTAGAAATAGCAAATTCGGGAAAAACTATAAAGTTTGACTGTATTGATACCTGGGAGGGATCAGAAGAACATTTGGACCCTGCTAGTTCAGCTTTTGAACTCAACCTCTTGACTAACCAAGACTGGCTTTATGATACCTTTATAACTAATATGAAACCAGTACAAGAATGGTATACTCCTTACCGAATGGAATCGCTGCAGGCAGTAAAGCTCTATCAGCCAGCTTCATTGGATTTTGTATTTATTGATGCTGCCCACGACTACCAAAGTGTACTAGCTGATATTCAAGCATGGTTTCCAAAAGTAAAAGGAAGTATTGCAGGTCATGACTATAGCTGGAGCGAGGAAGTTAAGCAGGCTGTACATGATTTTTTTGACCCACTAGGACTAGAGGTGAGAGAAACTGAAGGTTGTTGGGTTGTATATAAAAGTTAATTTGTATATATTTATATAAAAGAGCAGGGGACCGCTCTAAACGACTCACCGACTGGGAGTCAGGTTATGTTAAATTATTAATTAAAAATAGATCTTAGGACTATGACACACATCAAGTACACCCCATGGACTGTAGATTATACATCCACATTCGATATCCTTTTTAAGGATTTCTTTAACACAAACTCAACGTTTGTATCCCCGATCGATCAAAAGATCGGACATCCAGTAGATATTTATGAAAACGAAAAAGGGTTATTCTTCGAGATCGCCGCTACCGGCCTCTCGAAACAAGATACCAAAATCTCCATTGAAGGTGACGTCCTTCGAATTATTCACGATAAAGTGGAAGAGCAGATCGATAAGACTAAAGTTCGTTATTACAACAAAGGACTTAGTAAGCGATCGTTCAATCTAGGTTATAAGATCGCCCGTCGATTTGATTTGAGTAGCATTGACGCTCAGATGAAAGACGGATTACTAACTATTTCAATCTCTCATGCTGAAGGCAATAAGCCTCACGAAGTAGAGATTAAATAGAGTTGCATTTGGTCCCCTGCAATTTTTTTCGTATCTTTAAGTATTAATCAATATAGTTATGACAAGAGGAAAAAAAGTTGGGCATATTAAGCCGCAAATTACCATTAAGGATGAGATGATCAATCCTTACTACGTTAGTGTAGATGAGAATCAATTCACCGTTCAGATCGAAGGTTCTACTCTCCCGCTTGGGTACTTCAGTACTCTGGAAGTAGCTATCAAACGTATCGCAAAATACAAGCTTGTAGAGAATCTTAATCAGTCTACTGTTGACTTGAATAGCTTTCTCAAGGCTTACGATACTGTTCTAAATCAAATCAATAATAGAATCCCAGTATGAAAAAATTAATTCCGCTCAATGATCGGATAGTTGTAAAACCTATCGAGCAGTCCGAGCAGATGTACGGCAATATTATTATTGCTGATATGGGCAGAGAGCGCCCGGAGATGGGTGAAGTCATCGCAGTAGGACCCGGTCGGATGTCCGAATACGGCAAATTCATTCCCGTCAACGTAAATGTTGGGGATGTGGTGCTGCTGCCTAAGATCGGAACTATCCGAGTAGAGTTCGACGGTGAGGAATACTACATCGGTCAATCAAGAGAAATCCTTTGTAAAGTAACAGAAAAATGAGTAAGAGAGTAGAATTTTCAAATCAAGCCCGTCTACGGCTCCTAGCAGGAGTTGAGCAGCTTGCCAACGCAGTAACTTCGACATTAGGTCCTAACGGCCGGAATGTCATCATCGAGCAATCAGCCGGTAACCCGACCTCAACCAAGGACGGTGTGACGGTTGCCAAGGCGATGGAGCTAGAAGATACTATCGAGAACATGGGTGCCCAGCTGGTAAAGCAAGCATCCATTAAGACCGCTGACGGAGCCGGTGACGGTACTACTACCTCAACCCTTCTGGCGTACGAGATCTACAGAGAGGGTCTAGAGTATCTAGACTTACATAACGCTGTTGATATCAGCCGAGGAGTAGCCAAGGCTACTAAAGGAGTGGTAGAGTATCTGGAGAAACAGGCCCGCGAAATCACTGACGAGAATCAGCTAAGACAGGTAGCTACTATCTCAGCCAACAACGACCCAGAGGTCGGAGAGCTGATTGCTGCTGCAATGGATAAGGTAGGCCGGGATGGAGTCGTTACTATTGAAGAGTCAAGGACGGGTGAGACCTATCTAGAGACTGTTGAGGGTATGCAATTCAATAGAGGTTACAAGTCGATATACTTTGTTACCGATAACAATAGCATGACTGCAGCTCTGACTAATCCACTGGTGCTGATAACGGATAAAAAGGTTACCGCTGCTAAAGAGCTGCTACCTATACTAGAGGCTTGCTCGGCACAGAACAAGGCTCTGCTTATTATCGCCGATGACATCGACGGTGAGGCTTTATCAACGCTGGTGGTCAATAAGATGAGAGGTATCTTGCAGGTGGTGGCTGTGAAGGCTCCTGAGTTCGGAGATCGCAAAAAAGCTATCCTTGAGGATATCGCTACACTGACCGGCGGTCAAGTAGTATCAGCCGAGAAAGGAATGAGACTTGAGAAGTTCAATACCGACTGGCTAGGTTCAGCCCGGAAGGTCACCATCGGGAAAGAAGAGACTACAATCGTTGACGGCAAAGGCACCTCAGAAGCTATCCAGGAACGGGTTGAAGAGATCAAAGCTATGATCGATAACTCAAAGTCACCTTTCGAAAAAGAGTCCTTGCAGGACCGGTTAGGTAGGCTAATAGGCGGTGTAGCGATCGTTTACGTAGGAGGTCAATCTGAACTAGAGATGAAGGAGAAAAAAGATAGGGTAGAGGATGCACTGCATGCTACTAAGGCAGCCTTGCAGGAGGGCATTTTGCCGGGTGGTGGTATCGCACTGCTTAACGCCGGCCGCTTCCTGGAGTCAAATAAAGGTGATCTGCATTTCGCTAACACCTCTACTGAGGTCGGATATAATATCCTTCTGCAGGCTATCAATAAGCCCTTCTTTAAGATCCTGACTAATGCCGGGTACAGTACCGAGTACTGTGATGGCATCAAGGCTAAGGTTCTTGACACGGGTAATCCCTGGCAAGGTTTTAATCTACGGACTGAAGAGTACGTTGATATGTTTGAGGAAGGTATTATCGATCCTGCCAAGGTAACACGCCTGGCATTAGAAAATGCAGCTTCAATTGCAGGTACTATGCTTACAACCGAATGCGTTATAAGCAACCTAAAGGAGAAGAGCAGTGACCCTATGGATTTTAATTCAATGATGTAATGAGCAAAGTTTCAAGCAAAGCCCGGTACGAGGCATTTCAGGAGTGGTATAAGTGGGCGTCCAATCGCTACGCTTCTTTAAAAAAGAAAAGACGCCCTGACTCCCAGGACGGTAACTCCAATACTCCTCAGCGATGAAGTTCAAGCCCGGTGATACAGTCAAGGTTCTAGATCCTAGAATCAGCTTTACAGTATGTAAGGTAGTAGAAGTAGAAGGTGCTATCATCCGTATAGAAGATGCCTCAGGAGCAATCCACGAAGTATTCGCTGAACAGCTCCATAAGCAGCTACTATTTGGTTAAAACTCTTCTTAGCAGCTTTAGACCTTCGGGGCTATTTATCTTAGTACTATCTCTAGTTTAATTTTGTCTTACTAAAAATGGATCTTAATCGGATTGAAGAACTAGGGTTCTTAGCTCACAAGGAAGGTTTTTTCACTCAATGGCAGGACACTGCCTCGCGTTATCTAAAGCGAGAGAACTACCAAGATTCTACTGAAGCCTACGAAAGAGCTTACGCAAAATACTCCCAAACAGTTGGATCAAATTAAACAAGTTATTATATTTAGCTAGATGAATGGTTTTAGATTTTTGTATTGGGATGATTATGAAGCGCCTAAGGGAGACAGCAGAGGAGAGAGCTCTAGCACAGAAGATACGCCGGAAAATGATTCAAAGGGATCACGGGGCGGAAAAGACCCGGTATAGACGAGATAAGAGTTGGATGCGAAATGAGTTGGATTGACGAATACGACAATTGGGCACCCGACAGTCCTATGAGCGGACACGTCCTCCATATAGAGGAGGAAGAGGAGTAAACTCCTAAACCAAGCACCAGTGATGAAATGGTAGACATGAGGGACTTAAAATCCCTTGGGCAGGAATGCTCGTGCCGGTTCGAGTCCGGCCTGGTGTACAAAAGAAAAAGTTTTTAAAAAAGTTGCCTTAATAAAAAATTCTTCATATATTTATATAACGATGAGACACTGCTTTACATATAACGCGTCGTGGACACTTCCAGTGCAGAGCATTGAGAAGGATGGTCCTATGTATGCCGGGTGAAGCAGTCTTAGAGTAACTACGAGACTACAGAAGCCCGGCCCCCAAAGCCGGGTTTTTTGTTTTTAAGTAGTTACAAAAAAAAAAATAGCCGAAAAGTTGGACTGAAGTAAAAACGGTTCTATCTTTAGGTCACTGAGTCGGTAACACGGCGAAGTTCTTTGACATACTGGTAAAAATGATTCCGTAGCTCAGTTGGTAGAGCAGTACACTTTTAATGTACGGGCCGTGGGTTCGAGCCCCACCGGGATCACAGGCGGTTATGCTTCCGAAGTGCTGGTTAGACTGAGACACCTAATCGATGAGCCCATCAAAAAGTGAGTAGTTTTGTGGTAACTACTTAAAAGTAAACCGCAACACAGTCAGGTGGCGGAATGGTAGACGCACGAAAAAGCAGGTGAGATACAGACTGCTCCAGCAATGGATGATCAAGTGTCCTTGGAAGGCTCACACACAGGTTCGATTCCTGTCCTGACTACGATTCATAGTGAACCATCTATGAACACAACCAAAGAGTAATATTGGAGGAACTATCAAAGTGGTGACGGCTCGGAAAGACGAGTATTATTGGACAGAGCAGGGTATTGCAGCTTGAGGTTCCTAGGCTCAAGAAGATGTGGTTCGAGCCCACACTGTCCAGCAAACAGTCAGGTGGCGGAATGGTAGACGCAGTAGGGAGAGCCAAAGAGGTATCTACGAAAGTTACAGGTTCGAATCCTGTCCTGACTACCTAGCCTTGATTTGGGGCAAGTGCTCGTACATGTTTGCGGGTAAGTCAATACTAAATCTATACTGATGGAAAGACATCGGAGTCGGGAAAAGTTGGCATCGGAATGAGCAGTTCGAAATGTTTCACCGAGTGCAGGTTCGAATCCTGTCCTGACTACAAAGTGTTGGTATCCAGGTGGGTGAAGTAGGGGATATACACTTAAATAAAACAACAACGGTGAAAATATGTAACGGCCGATAAACATAGAAGTAGCAACGAAGCCCGTGACACCAAGTAGATGCCTCCACGTGGCGGTGTTGGATAACCAACCAAATCTATAAATTAAAATAGTCAGGTGGCGGAATGGTAGACGCTAAGTGGGTACACACGATCCCTATTGCAGCAAGGTACACGGCGGCTGGGGAGTACAGGTTCAAATCCTGTCCTGACTACGATGCTTAAAACTAAAACTGAGTGGTTGTCAGTTTATGTTACGCTTTGTTTACGATGGTTCGACTCCATCATACAGTCAGGTGGCGAAATGGTAGACGCAAATGCCACTCGGAGAAGAAGGAACTACGCCAACATCTCCTTGCAAGTGGTAGGGTATCCTAAAGAGTAAATCCCATACAGGTTCGAATCCTGTCCTGACTACAGGGATATACACTCAAAAAGTGTTGTTAGCAATTCGAATTAGTACGGCTTTGTCTGAGCGAAATTCTTAGGTTGTATAGGCAGTGGAGCGACACCACATATCTTTTCTAAAATAGTTAGGTGGCGGAATTGGTAACGCACATACAACGAGAGTTCTGCGGGCTCAACCATAAAGAGAGGTGTATGGTGGTATAAATACAGGTTCGAATCCTGTCCTGACTACAATGCACCCTTAGCTCAGTTGGTTCAGAGCGTCTCGTTTACACCGAGAGGGTCGGAGGTTCGAATCCTTCAGGGTGCACAAAATGCCTGTATCGCATAGCGGCAATTGCAGCTGACTGTAAATCAGCTCCCATTCGGGTTCGGAGGTTCGAGTCCTTCTGCAGGCACAAAATTTAAGTTCCTTGTATCTCGTAAAGAGATTCCCGAAAAATAGACTGTCAGCTAGAAGTAGGGTATCGATGATAAGAGTTGAGGAGACGTAGAAGCGGGTGAATGAATTAGCACTAATAGGTCACCGACGTCGTGCCAAGCTTAAATTTTTAACGGGGGTATCGCATAGCGGCAATTGCAAGGGACTGTAACTCCCTCCTCATTCGAGTTCGGTGGTTCGAGTCCACCTGCCCCCACACTCGCACTGGTAGCTCAATTGGATAGAGCACTTGACTACGGATCAAGAGGTTCGGGGTTCGACTCCCTGCCGGTGCACTGAAGATGGTTATAACAAATACCTGTACCAGAATACCGGTCAAAAATCAGGAATGTGTAGGTAGCGACTTACCGCTAAACAGGACCCGTAGCTCAGTTGGTAGAGCGTCGCCCTGAAGAGGCGAGCGTCAGCAGTTCGAATCTGTTCGGGTCCACAGCACTGGAATGTAGCTCAGTTGGTTTAGAGCACCTCGCTGATACCGAGGGGGTCGTAGGTTCGAGTCCTATCTTTCCAACAACGGTCCTGTACCCAAGCGGTCAAAGGGAACTGTTTGCAAAACAGCCACTCGCTGGTTCGAATCCAGCCGGGACCTCTACAGTACCCCGTCGTCTAATGGCAGGACAAATGACTTTGACTCATTTAATGGTAGTTCGAATCTATCCGGGGTAACAAACGCGTCTGTAGTGAAAGGGTATCATAGGGGTCTCCAAAACCTTTGTTGAGGGTTCGAATCCTTCCGGGCGTGCTAGATGGCGAGGTAGCTCAGATGGTTAGAGCGCAGGATTCATAACCCTGAGGTCGGCAGTTCGATCCTGCCTCTCGCTACTAAAATAAGAGGACCTATCGCTTCAAAAGAAGAGGAAACTCAGGACATCACAGCTTAAGGTGGAAGATATAAGGTGTACGCCTTATCTCGCACGATTATAAGGTTACAGCCTTATAACATTACACCACCGAGGATGCAACCCGAAACAGTCTATAATGGTGAGCTGATTAGACAAGGTAGGGGCAAAGATTAATGATAGGATAAAACAAGATCCTGGTTACTCTCTTATTTTAAACATGGTGGATGTAGCTCAGTTGGTAGAGCAATAGATTGTGGTTCTATTGGTCGCGGGTTCGATTCCCGTCATTCACCCTAAACAAAGGAAGGTTGGCTGAGTGGACGAAAGCGGTAGTTTGCTAAACTATTGATCGGGTTAACCGGTCCACAGGTTCGAATCCTGTACCTTCCGCATTTTAGTTATTAATCATGAACAAGGTATTTAAAAGCGGTACTACCGGCAGACCTATCAACTTAATCAGTTACATTCTGGATTACATAAAAGAATATCCAGAGACAAAGATTTACGTTGGTACTGACTCCCAGAACAGGGGTCCGGAGACAATCTACGCTACTACGGTAGTGCTGAGATACAGAACAAGAGGATGCCATGTTCTGTATTACAAAACAAGAGTTCCTCTGGTAAGAGATTTTTGGAGCAGGCTCTGGAGAGAGACAGAAATGTCAATCGAAACTGCTACATTTATTGTGGAGAATAGTCCTCTAAAGGTGGAGTCAATAGATCTTGACTTTAATGATGATGAGTATAAGGCTTCAAATAAATTAGTCTCTGCTTCTAAAGGATGGGTATCGGCTGCAGGCTTTAAGTCTACAACCAAACCTGCCCTGCAGATTGCAACCAGAGCAGCCGATCACATTATCAGAAATTAATTCTGAAAGAGTTGCCAGAATGTAAAAACGTTCGTATCTTTATATAGTTGAAAGAGAACAACGATCTTTGACATACTGGTAAAAAAACTTAGACACGTTCTCGTGTTTTCCAAGCCTCTACCTATTTATATAAAAGAGGTATGAGAAAAGAAACACGAGAAGACTTTCAAAAAGCTATAGAAGCTTCAAACTCTATGCAAGAAGCTGCTAGACTGTTGGGAATGAGCTACGATACTTTTAGAAGCTATGCTCGTAAGTACGGAGTTTTTAATCCTAATCAAGCGGGGAAAGGACGTATGAAGGCTAAAATTTATAAAGAGGCTGATGACGTATTTCAAAAGGTTGATAAACAGATCGGTAGAGCTATTGTAAAGAAATGGCTTCTGCAGGAAAGAGAGTATAGATGTCAAAAATGTGGAAATAGTGGGGAGTGGCAAGGAGAGCCTCTAGCTTTAGAGTTAGAACATATAAATGGAGATTCACTTGATAATACGAGAGAAAATCTACTTATACTATGTCCTAACTGCCACTCCCAAACTTCTACCTTTAGAGGTAGGAAAATTAAATAAGCCCTCGTGACGGAACTGGCATACGTACTAGACTTAGGATCTAGGTTTTGGGAGTTCGACTCTCCCCGGGGGTACAAAAATATGGTCTCGTAGCTCAGCTGGATAGAGCATCGCACTTCTAATGCGACGGTCATTGGTTCGAATCCAATCGAGATCACCACAATGGTCGGTTCATCTAGGGGTCTAGGATGTTACCCTTTCACGGTAGACACACGGGTTCGAATCCCGTACCGACTACAAAAGTGTTAACCACCCGACCTACTAGGGTGAAGTATCGAGTACGATATACTTGAATAGAATAGGTGGCTACCATAAGAACGCCATAAACTCGTTAACACTTTCTTATATCGCGGGATAGAGCAGAGGTAGCTCACAAGGCTCATAACCTTGGGGTCGGAGGTTCGATTCCTTCTCCCGCAACTAGATAGGGGGATTAGCTCAGCTGGCTAGAGCGACTGCCTTGCACGCAGTAGGTCAACGGTTCGACTCCGTTATTCTCCACTAAGAAGTGTCGCAATACGCGTTTCAATCTGATTGATAGACGTATCAATAAAAGATGTCCGGAGGTGAAAATCCTTAGCTTCTTAAATAGTCAGGAGCGGAGTGGCTCCGTGATCGCAACTTAAAGAGATAGTCATACGAACTTTATGTGTCAGGCTATGTACGCGGTAGAACAGGTTCGATTCCTGTCCTGACTACGAGGCTATATTTTTGCATGTTTATTATAGCGAATAAAGAAAACATGCGTTAGTCAGGTGGCGGAATGGTAGACGCACCCAAAGTATGTGAGGGAAAAATAATCATATAGGTTGCTGCCTTAAGGTAGTAAGGCCTGAAAGTTTAAACTTTTAATTGTAAAAGTTATACAGGTTCAAATCCTGTCCTGACTACACAATCAGCCACAAGAGGATTGGCATTGAGTTGTTGCAACTAAACAAAATGCAAGTGGTTGACAGCTTGGAAAGACAAGCAACATAGTCAGGTGGCGGAATGGCTACTTCAACCCCGCGCAGTCGGAGCAATAGATACGGTTCGAATCCGTTGTGGGGTCAATGAGTAGTTTTGGTAGACGCAGGTTTGTAGGTTACGTGCCACGAGATGAAAGCAACCTTAATATCGGAGTTAACAACCGAAAAGATAGTTAAACTATTGACCTGAATTGACAGGAAGTTAAATAATGGCTTACAGGTTCAAATCCTGTCCTGACTACAATGAGTAAGAGATACTCAGAGTCTTTAATCCAAGACTTAAACAATGGATAGGGTATTGGGCCGGACATCCTTAAACGCCGGTTTCGTGGGAACAAAGGAGAGCGACACACCTCCTCCCAGTAGTGTTGACTTTTTCAAGGTGTAAGAACCGCAGGGTTTTGAAAGCAAAAAACCGGGAATATCTACTCACTGGAATCTCAGGTGGGGTAATTTGGTGCGGTAGTTCAGTCGGTTAGAATACAGGCCTGTCACGCCTGGGGTCGCGGGTTCGAGTCCCGTCCGCACCGCTATAGAAACAGAGGAGGCGTAGAGCAACTAGCCGGGAGAGCGGCGACGCAAGGGTACACACTTAGTAGCTCTCTTATTGGTGTGTGAAGCTTCTTAGTCAGATTCCTGATAAAGTTGTTCCTGTTTCTTTTGTATATTGGAGGTTTGGCAGAGTGGTCGATTGCGGTAGTCTTGAAAACTATTGACTGTAACAGGTCCCGGGGTTCGAATCCCTGAGCCTCCGCCATCGGGATGTAGCGCAGGTGGTAGCGCATCTGGTTTGGGACCAGAGGGTCGCAGGTTCGAATCCTGTCATCCCGACTAACTTTTAAATCCCCCTTTCTTATGTCAAAAGCAGAGAAAATTCTCTACATGGTTATGTACACCTTGTTCACCGTTGGTACAATCCTTGCAATTGCTCGTAATGAATACGGCCATGCAATCTGGGTTATCACCGGGTTTATGTGGATGCATAACGCCTTTACCAATCGCCGGGAAGTAATTAAGCTCCAGGAAGAGTTGGAAAGTACAAAGTAAGTTCATATATTTATATAAGTTAATCAATTAATTAAATTCAAAGTTATGAAAAATTTCATGCTTATGGCTGCTGCCGTTCTCGCTCTTGCTTCTTGCGCTAACACCGAAGAAGTAGCTGTTGAAGAAGTATCAGTAGACACTACCGCCGTAGTAGAAGATACTACTGTAGTAGCAGAAGGTGACGAAGCAGCTGCAGAATAATACTGAGTCTAGCCTCCAAATCCTAATAGCCGAAAGGTGATGGTTAGGTTGACGTGGGAAAAGTCAACAACAGAGCAGGGGAAGAGCGTGAACCAATAAGCGCCTCGTCGAAATGCTTCCCCAATTTGCCTCCATAGCTCAGTTGGTAGAGCTGCTGATTTGTAATCAGCAGGTCGGCGGTTCGAGTCCGTCTGGAGGCTCAGCAGTTACCTGATTTAGCACTAGGACGGTAACAACCATTGGAGGAAGCTAACCTCACGAATGGTCCTGTAGGTTGTCGATTAATCGCGTAAAGTTTCCTACCAGGTAGAGTAGGTGAGTCCTTGTTGGTGATAAAGCTCTACCGTTTGCGAAAGTAGCTCAGTTGGTAGAGCATGACCTTGCCAAGGTCAGGGTCGCCGGTTCGAACCCGGTCTTTCGCTCTAATGCGGTAATAGCTCAGTTGGTAGAGCACGTTCCTTCCAAGTACGGGGTCGCAGGTTCGAATCCTGTTTACCGCTCAAAAGTAATGTGGCTGAATAAAGGGTTAAGAGTCCTTAAGGCACTGGTCGATCTGCTGAAAAGCAGTGAGGTTGGGTCATACAGACATATGAGTTAAAACCACTCAAACTATAGGGTAGAATGCGCAACCCGGTAGTCAATGAGGTCCCGCCAAGTGAGATAATTATGATCTTTGCAACGGGTGCTGGTAGTCAAGCCAGCTGGTCATTACAGCAGAACTAGCTACTCTGTTGGACCATGGGTGAAAAGGGGTATGTCCAGGACGTGTAGGTAGTCAGGAATCCTATCATTATTTTTTTTTAAGCTCATGTGGCGCAGTGGTAGCGCAGTAGACTGTTAATCTATTGGTCGTTGGTTCGAATCCATCCATGAGCGCTTAATTTACCAGTATGTCAAAAATGGGCCTGTAGCTCAGTCGGTTAGAGCGAGGGACTCATAATCCCCAGGTCCCAGGTTCGAGCCCTGGCAGGCCCACACTTAAACTAAACATAAACTTAAGTTAAACTTGATAAGAGAGTTTAATTCTATCTTATAATAAGATTAATTAACTTAACGATTATGAAAAAACTAGCGTTACTATTTGGGTTTATTTCAACAACCCTACTTGCACAAACTTCATTTTGGACTCCTACAGTATATAGAGGAGCATTTGAACCAGCTCCGGCCCCGATGTGGACTGACAGCTGGACTAACTGGGACCCGCAGTATACAATCTATCCAACTCCTACTGATGTAGTATCGGATTCAATTACTTCAAATACTACTTGGACTAACAACAAGACTTATTTAGTTCAAGGCCCACTCTACGTAAAAGCTAATCTTACTATCCAGCCAGGTACTGTAGTTTTATTTGATAAGACAGCAGCCGGTTCTGCTTTGATTGTAACCAATAAGGGTAGACTATTTGCAGACGGACAAGAGAACAGCCCAATCATATTTGCTTCAAATGCCATCCCGGGTCAAAGATCAATCGGGGACTGGGGAGGAATTGTACTATTAGGTGAGGCTAAAAATAATCTGCCAGCTAACACTGCTTCAGGTACTCCTGCAGGTATTGGTTATATTGAAGGTTTACCTACATCCAAAAATACTCAATACGGAGGCAACAACGATGAAGACACCTCAGGAGTTCTAAGGTATATCAGGATTGAATTTGCCGGGTATGCTTACCAGCCTGATAAGGAAATCAATGGTATAACATTTGGTTCAGTGGGTAGAGGTACTCTAGTAGATTACGTTCAAGTATCGTTTGCTAATGATGATGCCTTTGAATGGTTTGGAGGTACTATAAATTGCAAGCACTTGGTTTCATACCGCAACCTGGACGACGACATGGATTGCGATTTTGGCTACAGAGGTAAAGTTCAATTTGCTTTAATTGTTAGAGATCCTTTTATTGCTGACCAGTCATCAGGTTCAACCTCAGAAGGATTTGAATGTGATAATGACGGCTCCGGCTCTAACAACGGACCTAAGACAGCTGCTACATTCTCTAACGTAACTGCTATCGGTCCACTAAGAGGTGACCTACAAGCTACAGTCGATCCTAAGTTTAGAAGAGCTTTAAGACTCCGCCGGAACAGTGAAATGAAAATCTTCAACTCAGTCTTTATAGACTTTAAAGATGGTATTCATATTGACGGAACTTCCACAGAAACAAATGCACTACAGAGTAGGTTAGTGTTCCAAAATAATCTGATTGCTGGCTGCAGCGGTAAATTTATCCTCAGAGGCACTAATCCTTCTTTTGATGCCGGTGCCTGGTATTTTACTTCTAATGATACTCTAGCAGTTTCTACTGGATTATTTACCACTCCCTACAGCTACCTACAGCCTGACTATCGTCCATCAGCTACTAGCGGACTAGACACAGGAGCAAGCTTCACCGACACAAACTTGATCGGTAACACTATCTCAGTTAACGAAGAGCAGTTAGATGTTACTTATGAGATTTATGATTGGTACGGTAACTTAGTCTATATTGGGAAACATATACCCTACGACAGACTTAAAGGATTATATGTAATCAAATATAGTGCCAAGCTAGAAAAAGTATTTGTATACTAAGTTGGGGGACTAAAAGGCTCTTCGTATCTTTAGGTATGGAAGATATGTGCCCGTTTAAGCCCGTTCACTCGGTGGAGTGGCTGGAGAACTACTTTGCCGAGAACTGCTTTAAGAAGCCCTACGACCGCTTTATGTGGTGGAGGGGATACGTTACTAAGAAGAAGCCTTTGTTCGCTCATGCTCACCTCAAGGATAAAGTAATGAACGGGGACTACGACTTACCTCATTACGGGTACGAGGCCGAGCTTGTGGAGCATAAGCTACGTCATGCCTACTTGACTAGGAATGATATTACCGGGTTTAACGAAGCTCAGGGTCTGAATATGTCCCGGCGCAAGCGACTGCTTGAAGATCAGATCAAAGAAGATACCAAGCGCCTGGAAGGACTTTATAAGGATTGTAAAAAGAACTACGACCTGACTAAGGAGCAGGTCCAGGATGAGATAATGAATCTTGACGGCGATAGTGTTAAGGATCTTTATTTGATGCTAGAAAAAAAATACGGAAAAAAAACTGTTGCCGTTCCTAAATTTAAATAGAGGAAAAGTAAATCCGTATATATTTATATAAAATAAAAAAAGTAAAAATTATGTTAAAGCGTTTTTGGAATTGGTTATTAGGTAAGACTACTGTTGATGAAAAGATTGTTGAGAAAGTTCATCAGATCAAAGTAAGAGCAGAAAGGATTGAAAAAGAGATTGAAGATGTAGTTGTTGCTGTAAAAGAAGTAGGTAAGCAAGCCTCCGATGTCGCTAAAGCTGTGAAGGGCTCACCGAGCCGCACTCGCAAGCCAGCAGCAAAAAAAAATGCTCCTGCACCGACTGCAACTGCAGTTGAAGCTACTCCTGCTGCCAAGAGAACAGCCTCCAACGGCCGCAAATCTAGCAAGTAGTGAATCCTAACTTGAACGTAAGCCTAGATCAGACCCTCCCTGTTGAGTGTGAGGAGTGCGGAGGGCTTTACTTTGAACAGGCTCTCCACATCCGAAAGGTATCAGGCCTCTTAACGGGGACTGGACAGACCTCATACCTTCCGATTCCGGTCTTTGCGTGTAAGGCATGCGGACACGTTAACACGGAATTTTTACCCAAAGAGTTAAAAGATTTGCCGGGTGATCAAGACAGTACAAATTAGAGTTCAGTTCAACGAACCGATCTGGATGTATGACGGACTTCAGGAGTCTATCTACGATGATTTTACGGACGAAGAAGAGTAACTAAAAAGGTAACTTTTCTTTAGGGAGGGACTTCAGGTCCCTTTTCCTGTTTCTATTTATTAAGGAATTGTTATTAGTAATTGTTGTTTAGAAGACAAAATATAATTAATAACTTTCTATGAAAAGAATTTTTGTAGCCCTCGCTATACTAATAGGAGCAACAGCCCAAGCCCAGAACGGTGCCAACGAAATACTGCCAGCCCCTAACTCCGCCACCCCTTTTATATTGGTTGATACTCTGTTTACTCTGAGTAACTATCCAGCCACTTACACTGACGTGTACATCCACTTTGCCAACCCGACTGCAAGTCCGGTTAAAGCTGTTCAGTTTAGGTTATACTACGACAATACTAAATTCTCTGGAGCGACGATGTTCTGGGGTCCAACAGCACAGCCCATCGCCGATAAGTACGGATCTTACTTCGATGTAAATGCTAGCGGGTATCTCAACATAGTAGCGACCTACACCGGTACCAATACTACTTACGACTGGAATGACGGTGCGATGTTTAAATTAAGACTTACTCACGGTGCAAACTACAAAGGAGTTGTTACTCCTGTAGTCACTACCGGAGCCGGATCCTACACCAGTCTAGCCACAGTAGGCAACGGAACGGACGTAGCTCTTACCTTATTTAACTACGGAGGAGCATTCCAAATGACACCTCTAACCTTCCCTATCAGGGTTAAGAACCCAGATCTATCTCCTGCACAGGGTGTTTGGTTTTCAGCAGCAAAGAGACTTAAGTCAACTCCTCAAGCTACTTGGCAGTCTATCGCTTCTGATTCCACCAACGGAAGCGGTTTAGTACAGTTCACCCATCCTCTTGATACCAACTACTGGCATCTTAAGATTGCCTCTCGTACTGATACGATGTCAGACGGAGGTGCTATCTCTATAACCGATGCTTACAAATTAGCCAACCACGTCACCGGTCAAGATACTCTTGCAGGTACCGAGTGGTATGCTGGTGATATCAATGAATCAGGAACGGTAACCATCTCTGACGGCTTCTCAGTATTCAGTAGACTGGCTCTACAGAGCACTACCTGGAGCGGATTGTTTACAGGAGTCAATAACGTTGCAATGCAATGGCCTAATGGTTTTGCAACAGCTCAATCAGCAGTAGCAGCTCCCAACTGGAGTACCAATCCTAGAATGTACAGCATCGATACAATCGTTAACAGACTAGACTCAATCAACCCTTACATTTATGTGATCGGTGATGCTACTACAACCGGGTATAACAACCCCGCCACCATCCTTGCCAAGAAAGACCCAACCGGTGATGGAACTACCCAGTACATCTTAGACCCAGGAGTCTATCTTTCAAACAAGTTAGACACAGTTCAGTTTAGGTTCCCTAAGTTAGTACTATCGACTGACAACTTCGTTGACGTACCGGTTACCATGTACACCTTCGGCAATAAGATCGGAGCAGCTCAGATGGGCTTTGAATACGACACCAACATCTTCGAATTTACTTCCATAGAAGCAGGACCAGTAGCTGCTAAATGGACTAGCCTGATCAGTGTTGAGAAGGGAAGAGTGTTCTGGGCCGGTCACGAAGACAAGCTGAACCCAGGAGTGCTAGAGGCGATGAGTAATGCTTTCACTTTCAGATTCAGAGTTAAATCAATCCTAGGATGGACTTCTACTCCGATCAGAATCTTTGATAAGGCAGCTGGTAACGAAAAAGCAGTTGACCTATCGGTTAAGCCTTCTCCTAACGATGGATCGATCATCAACGGAAGAGCTGCTCTAGACCCTGCCACATTGGAGAAGATATACGGCTTCTATGTCTACCCTAACCCGATCACAGAACTTACCAACGGATGGGCTATAGCTGAATTCTACACCGAAGACAAGCAGCCCCTCACCATAGTAGTTGCTAACATGCAGGGACAGATTCTAAAAGCTGAAAAAATAGAAGAGACTGATTTAGGTTTCCAAGTCAAAGGAATCTATATGGGTGACCTACCCAGAGGAACTTACTTCGTAAGAATGGTTATGAACGATAGAGATAAAGTTTACAAAATAATTAAATACTAAAATGTCATGAGTGAAGAGCAAGAAGGCGGAATGTCCGGAGTAAAGAAAACAATCCTAGGAGTCCTAGGAACAGCCGTTACCGGGATAGGTATCTGGGCTTCCACCCAGGTCAATACCATCCTAGGTATAGAAGATGAAGGAGCAGCTACTGAACAGGTAGCTCCTGTAGAGCAGTCTAACAATCAGAGCGTTAACGTCTCCGGTCCTGCTATTACTATTAATGTACCTGATCAGCAGCCTGCCAGAACCAATACTGTCATCAGAGAGACTGTTAGAGAGGTACCTGCTGCCCAGCCAGCTCCAGCTGCAGCTCCTGCAGAAGAGAAGAAAGAAACTCCTCAAGAGAGAATGGCTCGTCTTAAACAGAAGAAGGCTGACCAGGCCGGCGGTACGGAATGAGAACTAGGAAGGACGAAATCCTTGAGAGCATTTTTGCTCCCGCAGGAATACTACTTGTAATCGCATCCTTGATGTTTGTCGGGACTATGGCTACGTCTTGCAAATCCTCGATTGGGGTGCAGCAGTACCAGGCCGAGTTTGAGAAAGCAGAACCTTTAAACTCTCTGCCAGCTTTTGCAGGTGAGAGACAGATCGTTCAGCTATCTAAGCTTAATGTCAATAAGGAGTTATGGGATATGTTTCCTGAGCTTAGAGACAAGAGAGTAGGGATGGGAGTATCAAATAGAATAATTGAGAACTTCGAACAGACAGGTCGCTTTAGCTACGCCGAAGAGAAAGAAGCAATACAGACTCAGATGCTAGATGCGTGGGAGACTGAATTAAATGGACTTAGCGATGGTAAAACTAAGCTTTCAATGGAAGGTATAGCTTTGCCGAAATACATCGTCTATGCTGAAATTTATGACTTCTCTGTATCTTATGCCGAAACATACGATAAGGGAAAGACTAATAAGACTAACACCACCATCGTTGGTATTCAGATCAGGATGGTGAACGTTGATAACTCCCAGTACATAGTTGCTTCAGGCCAAGGAACTTCAACTCAGGTAGGAGAAGGATTCTTTAAGAACCCTCAGATGGGCTTTGACGGTTCAACAGTAGGTGTTGCTACACAACGTGCGCTAGAGGTTGCGACAGTAAACCTTGTCAAGCGGATGGAAACTTATGGATGGTAGATGGAGAATAGTCTTAATTTTTCTTCTTACAGGGTTTAAAGGGTTTAGTCAGTATATTTACAACTACACCGACCCGTGTACGGGGACGTTAAACTCTATTACTATCTCACAGCCCTCCGGGTCGGTGACTCTTTTTTATGCCGGGCAATATCAGACCTTCACAGCTACCCAGTTACAGTCTGGAGCCTTCGAGTTATGGGTACAGGGCATTAATGCAGCTGCTCCTGTTGGAAGCAACCCCTGCGCTGGAAATGGGGGTTCTATCGCAACTGGATCAAATGCTGCTATTGGAACTAATACGGTCAATAACGTATCAGGCATAGTCGGTATTGCAGCCAACATTGGCGGGAGTATAGGATCTTCCTCTATCCCGGGTGGAGGCATGGCCGGAAGCGGTAACTCTAATTCTAATTCAAATGACAATGGTACGAATTCTTCTGGTAGCGGTTCTAGTGGTTCTGGGAATGGTGGTGGTGGTGCTGGGACTGGCTCCGGTGGTTCCGGATCAGGCTCTACAGGTAGCGGAGGGAGCACTGGGGGGAGTGGCGGTAGCGGTAGTACTGGTGGCGGTGGCTCTAGCTCGGGTTCTGGGGGAGGTTCCGGAGGAGGTTCAGGAACTGGAGGCTCTGGTTCTTCAGGCGGCTCAGGCTCAGGCGGTTCGGGATCGGGTGGTTCAGGATCAGGTCAACCTTCCTCCGGTCAGGGTGAAGGCGGCGGAGGATCTATTCCATCTTCGGGCGGAGGCGGCTCAACAGAAGGCGGTGGTGCAGATGCAGGAGCAGTCGGAGGCCAGGAAAATACAACCTCAGCATCGGGTGGTGAATCCGAAAGTTCATCCAGTGGTGGTGGAGGCGGTAAAGGAGGTGGCGGTGGCCAAAAACAAAAAAGCAGGCAAGAAAAAGTAGGCAGAGGAGCTCTCATAGGTTCCGGTGACTTTGTCGCTATCAGGAACTCCGGCAACATCAGGGACACAGGTCAAGATAATTTTAGGTTCAACTCCTCTATCACCCATGTCAATACCAAGCAAAACTTTATCAAAGGAGTTAATCTGAATTACACTACCGGTGAGAATGTCCTGAATACTACTCTATACGGTTCTTACAAACATAAAGGGTTTATGGGGGTATTCTCTAATTCGGTGATGAGTAACTTTAAGACCGATTGGTTCAATACAGTCACTGCTCTAACAGCTCAAAAGGCAGGTCCTGTAACGATGATGGCAGGGACTAACTTTACGGCCGGGCAGCTGGGGAAGAGCTGGTTCCAGAACTGGTCTTTGATCGGAGGAGGGTTCACTAACTTTAAAGGAGGTAGGACGGTAAGCGGGAACTTAATGATGCTGGGGGTTTACTCTCCTTACATCTTTTACTACCAAGGCCAGTGGTACAGTTCAGGGATGCTGCTGGTACCTCTTGCTAACATAGACTTTAAACTAACAGATAAATTTAAATGGAGTATATCTTTCTCTGGTGCCTATCAGTGGAATGCAGAAATACTTAACTACCAGATATCAACAGGAACAAAAATGTTATTATGAAAAACTTAGTACTACTAGCTCTACTACCTTTAAACATATTAGCTCAGACTTCCGAGAATACTCAGACTATATCCGATGTTACTTCAATACAGTATATTGATTTTGACAACGATGTTATGAGTAGCTCCAACGTATCGGTTGGGTACCTAGGTGATATGAGGATATTGAGTTACAACCTAACCTATGAATGGGGTAAAGAGAATGTAACAAATGGAATATTTGCATCCAATACTCCTTTCTTCAAGTACACCAAAGTAGGGTACAGTCATAGTAGGTCTAAAACTCTTAAGAATATAGATAGAACAACCTCATACGGAATGACGGTATCAGCATTTGCCGATCATTCGGCTGTAGCAATAAGCCCTTATTTTAATCAGATTTACGAGTTTAGAAATAATACCAAACTTGGATACACTCTCTTTATCAGAGACAATACTCACGATGATTTTTATTTGTTTGAGCAATTTTATCCTGCTGCATCCTATACAAAATACAGTGGGATGCTCATAGCAATGAAAGAATTTGAATATAAGAGATTTGTATTAGGACCCGAATTATTCTTACTATCTTCTATAAGAACACACTATTTTAATTTAGATGACTTTGAAGGCGCATTAGATATTTGGTACTGGGATAATTTCAACCTTAGTGCATACTACGGCTCTTCAGTAAAATATAAACTGACTGACAAATTTATGTTCGGGACTAAACTTAGAAGCTGCTACACCTACTCTCCTTCAGATAAAACTATTGGGTTTCGTAAGGCAACTCCCTATATACTTTCAATAGGTTGTAATTATGATTTTTAAATTGAAAATACTACTCCTACTGATTCTACCTCTATCTCTGATAGGGCAAACATTTACCCACTCAGGTACTATCAGAACTGATGCAGGAGCCGGAATACCAGGAGTAACAGTCAAACTTTACAAGAGAGTTACACCTACTATTACAGGATTTACAAATCAGCAGAATTACAACGGCCACTCCTACTATAGGTCAACAGGTTCAGCATTTTGGTTAACAGCCAAAGCTGCTTGTGAGAATATGGGTGGACACCTAGTAACAGTAACTTCGGCAGCTGAAAATAGCTTTATTTTTAATCTATGGCCATCCGGCTGGATTGGACTAACAGACGAAGTAACGGAAGGACAATGGAGATGGGTAACAGGAGAACCTTATTCATATTCTTCTTGGAATCCTGGAGAGCCAAACAACGCAGGTAATGAAGACTACGTTCAGTTTGTTGGTAGTGGTAGATGGAATGACCTACCAAACAACCAGAGTTTACCTTACGTACTAGAGTTTGAATACATAGTTACAACAACAGCCTGGGCTGTGGATGCAACATCAATCACAAATGCTAATGGACAATACTCTTTCAGCCGCCCAACCAATCCTTCAGTGGAATGGTACATTGAAGTAGTAGTGCCTACAGTCTCTTCTAATTTATCTACCGCAGACTTTGATGGACCCGGTGATGTGGTGTTAGGAAAGACAGCATTAAAGCCTTTCCATTACCATAAGTACGATTTGAATAATGACAGCAAGCTCACAGTAGGAGATATTTGTTGGATAGCAGATGTAATAAACGGAGCACCTTTTATAAAAAATACTCTACTCTTTACAAACTCACAATGGACTAGCTTGAACACAGGGACGGCTGATCTCAGAAGCACCATCCCAGGTACCACCGGTGCATTTACCTTCACACCAACCTCAGGAGGAACAAACAACTTCTATTTATTATCATCTGGATATTACAACCAAGCTACCCTCCAATACTAATTTACTATTATGATAAATCCAATCCTTGCCATGTGCTTCTACGTAGCTAGCGTAACTTCGAATGCTAACCTAGCCGGTATCGACAATCAAAAATTTACTTTCGGACTAAGACAGATCACCGAGGACGTTCTCAATGAAAGAGGTAATCCTTTGTGCGACCAAAGCGATAAAAATGCTAGCCCGGTTTACGTTACGGTGACTGAAATTAAAGCACCTACTCAAGGTATCAGAGTAGGACCTTTTGAGTTTAAGCAGAAGAAAACAATCGTTGAAGTAGATATCGCAATAGGTTCGACAGTCCACCACGGAGTAGGTAGAGCTAATACAAACGTTGCTGCTACGCTAATGCAGCTCCAGGATGAGACTCTTGCATTCGAAAGAACAGAATTTTCAGTAGCTGTTAAGAAAGCTATCGTTGACGCCCTAAAGTAGGTCTATTTATATCAAAGGGTTGCCGTAAATTGTTTTCTTAATTAGTTCTACAAGTTTAACTTTTTAAATAAAAATTTATGGCATTTTGGGACATTTTTAAAGATAAAAATGACTTCAACGAGAAGACAATCGTTGGCTTTTTATCATTCTCGGTGATGGCTATCTTCGCAGGAGCAGACATAGTAACAGGTATTTTAGGTAACCAACTGGTAATCAGCGATACAATCTTTAATTCATTTGTAATGATTACGCTAGGTGCATTTGGTATTGCAGAGGCAGGAAAGATTTTCGGAGGAAAGAAAGAAGAGAATAACGATTAAAAATTAGATTATGAGCTTAAAAAGTTTACAAGAGAAGATGGGTATAGCTGCTGACGGCGCTTTTGGTCCCGGAACAATGAAGAAAGCAATGGAGTTTTATAAGTTGACTCCAGTGAGAGCAGCTCACTTCTTCGCTCAAACAGCCCACGAAACAGGAGGCTTCAAAGCATTTTCAGAGAACCTAAACTACTCCGCCCAAGGCCTGCAAGGTATCTTCGGCAAGTACTTCCCCGGTAACCTCGAAGAGTCTTACGCCCGCCAGCCTGAAAAGATTGCAAACCGAGTCTACGCCGACAGGATGGGCAACGGAGCTGAAGCATCAGGAGATGGATACAAGTTCAGAGGCAGAGGAGCTCTTCAGTTGACTGGTAAAGCCAACTACGAAGCATTTGCAAAGTACTTAGGCAATGACGAGGTCTTGACTAACCCTGATACGGTTGCAACTAAGTATGCTTTCGAATCAGCTATGTTTTTCTTTGAAAGAAATAAGCTATGGACTATCTGTGATAAGGGCATCAACGATGCAGCTATCCTAGAGCTCACCAAGCGCATCAACGGCGGTACTCACGGACTTGAAGACAGAAATGCCAAGACCAAGAAGTACTTCGAGTACGTAAAGTAATGAAACAAACTGCCATCTTTCTTTCCATCACCACTTCTCTTTCATTCGGCTGCTCTTATTTTCTAGAGCTGACAATGGGTAATTTTGAGCAGTATCTTGCTCTGATTGCTGTAGTGTTTGTGGATGGGTTCTTCGGAATTATAGCCGGGATCAAGAGAGAGGGCTTCAAGACCTTTAAGGCTGTGAAGGTGCTGCAGAGAGCAATAACTTGGGTGGTGCTGCTGACTGTCATACTGATGGTAGAGAAAGGATTTGCAGGTACCAGTTGGTTATCTGAAACCATTATCGTACCTTTCATACTTCTACAGCTTATAAGTGCTCTTAAGAATGCTTCGATGTCAGGCTACATTCAGATAGGGGATCTAAATAAGATCTTAGATCGAATAGATCCTCACAAAGGAGAAAGAAAAGAATAAAAGATAAGGCCCTTACGGGCTTTTTCTATTTATAATATATGCAGAAGTTAAAGCCATACCTCTTCCCAATACTTGTAGGACTATCAGCACTATCAGTCTCTGCATCCGCTGCATTTTATTCTGTTAGTGGATTAACTAAGTTATTTGCTGGCGCCGCTCTAGAAGTAGCAATCATGGCCGGCTCTCTCGAAGTAGCTAAACTAGTAACAGCTTCTTTATTATACCAGTATTGGGATAAATTAAATAAAGGGCTGCGAACATACCTTGCAGTTGCTACTGTAGTGCTTATTATTATAACTTCTATGGGCATCTACGGCTTCTTATCAGCCGCTTATCAAGAAACAGCTAACAAAGCCAGCAATATTGACGCTAAAATTGCCCTTATAGAGACAAAGAGGGATAACATAAAGGAGCAGCTAGCAGTATATGCCTCTGAAAAAGAGTCTATCAACAGAGCGGTGAGTGATTTAAGAGCAGGACTAGCTAACAATGTTATACGATATAAGGATAAAGACGGGAACCTTATTACTACTACATCTTCTGCTACTAGAACAGCTTTAGAAAAACAGTTAGACCAGGCTATAGGGAGACAAGCTGCAATTAACGCTAAGGTAGATAAGTTTAACGATCAACTTTTTACATATGAAACTGATATAGTAAGTACTAATACCGGTAATGAGACAGCCGGGGAGCTAGGCCCATTAAAGTATCTATCAGGATTAACAGGAGTACCGATGGATAAGATTATAAATGCTTTGCTTTTAATTATAATTTTTGTATTTGATCCCCTAGCAATTTCACTAGTAGTAGCAGCTAATTTTGCATTTACCCAGATTAAATTAAAGATTAAAGAAGAGGAGGAAGTACCTGAAAGTCTTCCTATATTAGAAGGAGAAAGTATTCAAGAACTACACCAAGAAGACCTAGCTATAGAACAGCCACCAGCTGCCCCTTCTAAAACATACTCAGGAGACAGTTATCAAAAATTAGCTCGACAACCCGGTCACTATTACAAAGACATGAAAATTGAGAAAGTAGTAAATAAGGCTGGACGTACTTGGGATATTGTTGTAGGAGATAAGAGATACAAGATAGATAAAAGAGATATAGAAATAGTAAGTAGGCTCAAAGAATAGTTGAACTTCTAAGCAAAAGTTCGTATATTAAGGTTATGAATGATAAGAAAGTTACTGCTCAAGCGAGCGCCGTTGAGATTCTAAAGAAAGAATACCCGACCATCTATAACGGATATACTCAGATCCAGCAAGAGCAACTAGAACTCTTTGCTAAGAAGCACCTTGATTACGGGATGCATAACATCACTGCAGGCACCCAGCTCGCTACTGAAGATGAGATTGGCTTTGCTCTGACCGGGCTCTGGTATCGGATCTCCGATAAAGTAAGCCGATGGAAGAATCTGCTTATTAATCGACGAAGTGTTCAGAACGAATCCTTGATGGATACTTACCAGGACCTGGCTAACTACGGCATCATAGCTCAGTTAGTAGCTAGGGGGATGTGGAAGAAGTAAGATGGCAAAAAAGAAACTTCCTAAGGAGGTAAGCCTGGTTCGTGAATATGAAGTAGAGAAGTACGACACGAAGGAGAATAAAAACATCTCCTACAGTCAATACTCAATCTACAGTACGTGTCCACATCAGTGGTACCTTTCGTATCCGAAAAAGCTAGCACCTTATACTCCTAGCATCCATACTGTCTTCGGGACTGCACTTCATGAGACAGTCCAGAACTGGCTTGATGTACTTTTTAATGAGTCCGTGAAAGCTTCTAATGAGATCGATCTACCGGCCTATCTTATGGACCGGTTAAAGAAGACTTACAAGAAGGAGAGGTTTAGTAACGGAAACAAAGACTTCACCACTCCAGCTCAGCTCCAGGAATTCCACAACGACGGAATAGCGATACTAGACTACCTAAAAAAGAAACGAGCTATCTACTTTAGCACCAAGGGCACATACTTAGTAGGGGTAGAGATTCCGCTTATCCAGAAGCTTAAACCCGGGCTATACTTCAAAGCCTACCTGGACTTAGTCTTCTTTAACGAAGTTACAGGAAAGTATTTGATATTAGATATCAAGACTTCGACCAAGGGATGGAGTGACTATGAGAAGAAAAGCGATACTAAGATCTCTCAGATTCTATTCTATAAAGAATTCTTCGCCCAGCAGTTCGGTACTGATGTAGATAGCATCAACGTAGAATTTTTTATCGTTAGAAGGAAAATATTTGAAGGAGGGGAGTTCGTACCTAAGAGGGTGCAGCAATTCCGACCTGCTTCAGGAAAGATCAAAAGAGGACAGGTGATGTCTGGTTTGAATAGGTTTGTGGAGGAAGCCTTTAATAACTCCGGTGAATATATAGAAAAAGATTTTACTAAGAACGCATCAAAGAACAACTGTAGATTCTGTCCATTTAACAAAAGCCCTCTCTGCAATGCAGCTATTCTGTAGCCACAGCCTATTTATATATGTATATATAAAACAAAGGCTATGGACAACAAAAAGCTGACAAGCGTCAAAGTAGAGCAGCAGTTATTCGATGAGTTTAAAGTTCAATGCGTACGCTATAAATTTTCATTCCAAAAGTTGGCAGATAGAGCGATCTTTTTCTATCTTACGGATGATACGTTTAGAAACAAAGTACATAATCAGAACGATTTAAACATAAAATAATGCAAGACAAATTTGGTTATATTGAGCAGAAAAATCGAAAGAAGATTCTTCTGCTATGTGATGATATAAGGCTGCACTCCGGAGTCGCTACTATGGCGAGAGAGATTGTAGTAGGTACCTCCCACCACTTTAACTGGGTGAATCTAGGAGGGGCGATGAAGCACCCTGACGAGAAGAAAGCTTTCGACCTCTCTGAAGATGTAAACAAACAGAATGGAATTCAGGATGCTAGTGTTAAGCTTTATGCAACATCCGGTTACGGGACAGCTGACATAGTCAGGGAACTTATCAGGACTGAGAAGCCAGATGCAATACTGCACTTCACCGATCCCAGGTACTGGACTTGGTTGTATGATATCGAAAGAGAGATCAGGCAACAAATTCCTTTGCTGTACTTGAATATCTGGGACGATTATCCGGCTCCGCTATACAATAAGGCTTACTACGAGTGCTGTGACTTGCTGATGGGAATCTCTAAGCAGACTACCAACATTAATAAGCTTGTATTAGAAGAAGCTGCTGGTAAGAAAATTATTGAATATGTTCCTCACGGCATCAATCAAAAGTATTTCTTTCCTATCACTCCTGAGTATAAGAACTTTGACAAGTATCAGGAGTTTAGAAAGACTATCTTTGAAGGCAAAGAGATCGACTATGTAGTGTTCTGGAACTCTAGAAATATTAGACGTAAGTCACCCGGTGATGTTATATTAGCCTACCGAAACTTCTGCGATAAGATTGGTGTTGAGAAAGCTAAGAAGTGTGCTCTGATAATGCATACCCAGCCCGTGGACGAAAATGGAACTGATCTATATGCCGTAAGAGAGGCTGTATGCGACTCATCATACGTGAATGTATTCTTCTCTCAGGAAAGACTCGGTACCGAATCAATGAACTGGCTTTATAATCTAGCCGACGTCACTGTGCTGATCTCTTCTAACGAAGGTTGGGGTTTAAGTCTGACTGAATCTATGATGGCCGGGACTATGATCATCGGTAATGTTACCGGTGGGATGCAAGATCAGATGAGGTTTGTTGATCACAAAGGTGAATGGTATACTCCTTCATTTGAAGTACCTTCCAACCATATGGGGACTTATAAGGAGCATGGTGAGTGGGTAGTACCAGTCTTCCCTTCTAACATTTCACTAGTAGGTTCAGTTCCGACTCCCTACATCTTCGATGATAGATGTGACTTTAGAGATGTAACGGATGCTATCCTCAAGGTCTATGAGATGTCAAGCCAGGAGAGGCAGAGCAGAGGAGCAGCCGGCCGAGAGTGGGCTCTATCAGAAGAATCAATGATGTCAGCTGATAACATGGGTAGAAATATTATTAAGTATATTGATAGGACTTTTCAGGAGTTTACTCCTCGTACCAGCTACGATATCATTAAGGTAAAGGATGTAGAAAAAAAATATGTTAAACACCCAATAGTCTACTAATGGATAAAATTTCAGTTATAGTTAGCTGCCCGATCGATACTTACAGCGGTTACGGTGGGCGGTCAAGAGATCTCGTTAAGGCTCTTCTTAAGTCAGGTAAGTACGATGTTAAGATTTTAGGTCAGCGCTGGGGCAGTACTCGATTCGGATATCTCAAAGAGCATTCCGAGCATGAGCTCGCTTCCCTTATAGTACCTTCGATTACAAGGAAACCTAACCTTTGGATTCAGATTACAGTACCTAACGAATTCCAGGTAGTAGGAGATTATAATATCGGTATCACAGCCGGTATTGAAACCACTGTTTGTGATCCTAGTTGGATTGAAGGTTTGAATAGGATGGACCTTAACTTGGTGTCATCTGAGCATTCTAAAGAAACCTTTCAACGGTCTCAGTTTAACATTGAAGAGAACGGCAAAGTCAAAGGACAGGTGAAGTTACAAAAACCTGTTGAGGTATTATTTGAAGGAGCTGATCTCACTAAGTACCTCCCGACCACTTCAAAGTTTAACCTCGAAAGCATTCAGGAAGAGTTCGCCTACCTATTTGTAGGACATTGGCTACAAGGTAACGTAGGTCAAGACAGAAAGAATGTAGGGTATATGGTTAAAATTTTCTTAGAAGTATTTAAGAATAAAAAAAAGCAACCTGCTCTAATTTTAAAGACTCAGTCAGCTAATGCCTCTATCCTTGATAGGGATCAGCTGCTGCAAAAAATTGATGCTATAAGAAAGACCGTTAAAGGTTCACTACCTAACATCTATATAATCCACGGGGAGATGTCCGATCAGGAGATTAACCATCTCTACAATCACCCTAAAGTAAAAGCAATGATTAGCTTCACAAAGGGAGAAGGCTTCGGAAGACCTCTACTAGAGTTCAGTTTAATTAACAAACCTATTATTGCCTGCAACTGGTCCGGTCATGTTGACTTCCTGGATAAGGAATTTTGCTATCTAGTCAACGGAACCTTAACCAATGTTGATAAGAGCGCTGCAGTAGATAAGATGCTTTTAAAAGAATCTCAATGGTTTACCCCTAACGATTCTGAAGCAGCTACCGCTCTCCGACTTGTCTTTGAAGACTATAAAAAGTACGCAGAGCTGGCTAAAAGACAGGGTTATAAGTCTCGTACAAGCTTTAGCTGGGAGAAGATGGCAGAGCAATTAGATACAATTCTAACAGCTAATCTCCCCACCTTCACCAAGCAGGTAGAGCTCAAGCTTCCTACTTTGAATCTTCCTAAACTGCAGAAAGTAGATGAACTGCCAGAACTTAAACTACCTAAACTAAAAAAAATAAATGGATAAGTTAACCGATTGCAAGAGATGTGGCTCCAATGCCTGCTACGAACAGCACGTCACCGACAAGCTAACGACGTGGCTTTGTATGGGGTGCGGGTTCACAACCTCAACAGTTATGACTGAAGGCAGTCAAGCTACTACGAATGCTTTAGAATCTTCTCCAGAGCTCTACAAAGACCTCCTTCATAAAGACCAGGACGGGAACATCTGGATGCCTGCTACGGTGACATTGCCGGGTAGAGGGATGGTTTTCATAGACGGAACTACTAAGGAGAACTGGGTATGGACTGCTGTTAAAGCTATTGAGATTCTAAAAGAGGAACAGCACAAGTACCCTGAAGGTCAGACCCATAAAATGGATATGAAAGGAGCCCGGAACTTCAAGCAAAGAGACTTTATGGATGCTCTAGAGGTAATTGAGTTTTACGCAATGTAATGAAAATTAGTTATGCTGTAACGGTTTGTAATGAGCTTGTAGAGATACAGCGGCTACTCCCTTACCTGATTGAAAATAAGAGGAAAGAAGATGAGATAGTTATCTTCTATGATTCCAATAATGGAAGTAAGTCAGTTGATGAGTACTTAAGAAGCTTATCTTCTAATACCTTTGCTCCATTCCGCTCTATACATTACCACTTCGATGGGCATTTTGCTAATATGAAGAACGCTTTGACGGAAGCCTGTCTAGGAGATTACATATTTCAGATCGATGCTGACGAAGTACCTAACCTACACTTACTTCAATACCTCCCCACCCTACTAGAGGCTAATGAAATAGAAGTACTAAGGGTACCTAGAGTCAATACAGTTCATGGACTAACTTCGGAACATACCCGGAAGTGGGGATGGACTGTTGACAATCACGGAAGGGTTAACTGGCCCGACCTCCAATGGAGGATCTATGCCAACAATGGAAAGATTAAATGGAAAAATAAAGTCCATGAAGTGTTGGAAGGATACCAAACTTACGCTATATTGCCTTTAGAGGTGGAGTATAGTCTGAGTCACCACAAGTATATTGATAGGCAGGAGCGACAAAACGAATTTTACAGTACGTTATGAAAAAAATTTGGTATGCTCCGTATAAGTTTGAATCTTACGGAGAAGAAGAGATTAAAGCAGTAGAAGAATCTCTCCGTTCAGGATGGCTAGGAGGACAAGGTCCTAAGTCGGGTGAATTTGAAGAAAAGATTGCTGCCCGCTTTGGTAAGAAGTACGGTTTATTTGTTAACTCCGGGTCATCTGCCTGTTTATTAGCTATTGCAGCTTTAAATCTACCTAAGGGAAGTAAGATTATTACACCTGCTTGTACATTCTCAACTACTCTAGCTCCTATCCTACAGCTAGGATACAGGCCGGTATTTGTAGATGTGAGCTTAAGTGATTATGTTGCTAATCTCGATCAAGTAGTAGCAGCTATTACTCCGGATGTAAAAGCAATTATGCTACCAAACCTCATTGGTAACAAGCCTGATTGGAAGCGTCTTAGGCAAGAAATTAGACTACTAGGTAGAGCCGATATATACCTAATCGAAGACTCAGCTGATACAATCACAGAGACTCTAGAGTCTGATATTGCTACTACTAGCTTCTATGCCTCACACGTTATTACAGCCGGCGGAGTAGGCGGCATGGTTATGTTTAACGATAAGAAACACGTTACGTTAGCCCTTCAGTACAGAGACTGGGGCCGCCTAGGAGACGATTCTGAAATTATGGACGACCGCTTTAACCACATTGTGGACGGTATTCCTTACGATCACAAGTTTCTATATTCGGTACTGGGCTATCATATGAAGGCAAGTGAAATGAATGCTGCTTTCGGACTAGTTCAATTAAGCCGTTTTAAAAAGTTCGCACAAATTCGTAGAGCAAATATCGAACGATACATTGAGAACCTCTATGGGGTAGGAGACCTAATCCTTCCAGATGATTCAATTAAACCAAACTGGCTTGCTCTTCCTCTGCAAACTGAACGTCGTTTTGAACTACTTACATTCTTAGAAAATAATAACATTCAGACCCGTGTAACGTTTGCTGGTAATGTAACCCGTCACCCAGCCTATAGAGAGTTCTTACAGGATTTCGAAAACGCAGATACTATTATGAAAAATGGTTTCTTGTTAGGAGCACACCACGGAATGACTATCGAGGATGTAGATTACGTCTGCGATAAGATTAAAGATTTTTTTAACCGGTGAAAGTAGTTATTCTCGGTAACGGCTTACTAGGCACAGAGCTTGTAAAGCAATCAAGATGGGATATTATTTCTCGTAAAGAAGATGGCTTTGATATTACAAATCCCTCTACATTCGACCTCTTGCTAGAATGTACAGAAGATCTGCATTTAGGAAAAGCTATATGTAAAGCTAGGTATGACACAGTTATTAACTGTATAGCATTTACAGACACCTACTCTGAAGATAAAAGTAAGCACTGGGGTGTAAACTACAGAGGAGTAGCTGACCTCGTTAAATTTTGCAATACCTGGGATATAAAACTGGTGCACATTTCTACTGATTATGTATACGCTAACTCTATCGGGATACCTTCCGAAGAAGACGTACCAGTGCATCAGGCAACGCATTACGCACATACTAAATTGCTAGCGGATGGGTATGTAGAGTTAAAAGCTATTCACTATTTGATTATCAGAGCCACTCACAAATCCTATCCTTTTCCTTATAAAGGAGCTTGGATAGATCAGCTAGGGAACTTTGACTACGTAAATGTTATAGCAGCTGGAATTATTAAGAGTATTGAAAAGCAGGTAGAGGGGGTCTTAAATATAGGAACAGAGTTTAAAAGTATGTTTAACCTGGCCCGAAGAACCAACCCTACTGTAACTCCTATACGAATCAAAGATATAAAAATACCTCTGAACACGCAGATGGATGTAAGCAAGTTTAATAGTTTATGAAACTTCATATAGCACTACCTAAAATTAGGACTAATCCTAGGCAAGAATTTAAATGTCCAGACAAACCAGTCTCTCAGCTTAAATATAATAACCTAGACTTTCAAATATATTTTGTCGCAAATGTACCTGATCCCGAGTTTAGTAGCTATTCTACTACCTTAAACAAGATACAGGAGAGTATTTTAAATCTTGAATTTAGTATTTTAAGCGAAACTTTATGATAAAGATCAGGCTAGTGCAACCAGATCTGCATCGGAATGAGATTGCTTTCCGGCCGTATTGGAGAGCTAGAGAAGTATTCAAGCAAGTAGGTATAGAATTTATTACCGAAGATGCTTCTTATGATTTTGCTTTTATTGCACAGGCAAGTTTTATTGATAAGCAAGTTTCCTTATCTGAATCAATTGAAAAAGGAATAGAATTTGTTTCTAAATTTGGTAAGGATGTATTGTTGCTAGACGGACAAGATTCTCATTCCCTGATAGGTACTGCAGAGATCCTGAAAGGCACAGACGTTAGAGTTATGTTTAAGAATACTTTGCTAAAAGACCTCTCCCAATACAAGCAAGGATGGGTTAACGGCAGAACCTACTGGGGTAATGGGGACTACTCAGTACCTTACATTGATGATATTAGAGATAGGATAAAGCTGAGCGGTACAAACTGGCTTTCAACTATAACTCCTACCTGGTATAAGTACGACAGTAATAAGCCTTTTGATGTATCGTGTATGTTTAGCTGGGGGGATAATTCAAATTACGAGTACGGTAATCTTACCTCTCCCCATTATGACAATCACCGCAAAGAACTTTTAAAGAAGTTAGAAAACACTTCTTACAAGGTTACAAAAAGAGAAAAAGGAGTAAGAATTCCTCAAGATCAATTCTATCAGAATATGTACAACTCTAAAATTGTTACAGCTCCTATCGGGTACGGGGAGATAGCAGTTAGAGATATTGAAGCAGCTAGCTTTGGCAGTGTATTGCTAAAGCCGGATATGTCTCATTTAGATTCATATCCTTTTATCTATAAGGATAAAGAAACATACATTGCATGTAAGTATGATTGGTCTGACGTACTAGAAAAGATAGACTATATTCTGACTAATTACAACGAACTGCAGCCTTACCTGACTGAGAATATTAAAAATGAATACACCCAGCAGTACTCCAACGAAAGCTTAGTTAAGTATTTTTATAATCAACTATTAACAGTACAAGGAATTGGACATGAGAATAACTAACATAGATACTTTAAGCGCCTACCTTGATAGGCTTATTACTGAAAGCATTAAGTTATATTTTTTTAATAAAGATGGCCTAGCTGATAAAGTAGCTCATCAAAGAGAATTAATTGACGAAATAAAACTTAAAATTTCGGAACTATTAGTTGAATCCACAGAAAGTAACTCGTATATTTATTTAGAAGAGCATCGAACTTTTGATGAGAATTCTATTGTTGAACAGCTTGAAGAGCTTATTCAAAATGATATTAATATAGGAGAAGCAGATAGGGCTAGATTAGAAGAAACAAAAAAAGCTGAACCTAGTTTGGAAAGAATGATAGTTAACGAAAAAAGACTTCGTAAAGCTAACGAAGGTAGAGCAGCTAACAAGAACGAAATAGATAGAACTTTTAAAAGTATAGTTGAGAAATGAATAAGACTGTTTTAATTACAGGGGTTGCTGGCTTGTTAGGATCTAGATTAGCAGACTGGATTATAAAGAACAAACCAGGTTACAGAGTAATAGGAATCGATGACTTGAGCGGAGGCTATAAGGAGAACATCCACCCAGATGTAACTTTCTGGCAAATGGATCTGGTTGATCATCCTATCGAAAATTGTTTTGAAGCTCATAAGCCTGATTACGTATTTCACTTTGCAGCCTATGCTGCAGAGGGACTGTCTCCTTTTATACGCACATACAACTACAAGAACAATCTAGTAGCTACAGCTCGGATTGTTAATGAATGCATCAAGCATGATGTAGAAAGGCTGGTGTTTACCTCTACCATGGCCGTTTACGGATTTGGAGAGGGAGGTATTTTTCATGAGGATATGAAGCGCTCTCCAATCGATCCTTACGGAGTAGCTAAATCAGCTTGTGAGCATGATATTGAAATCGCCAACCAGCAGCACGGACTTGACTACTGCATTATCAGACCTCATAACGTCTACGGCGCTAATCAAAACATCTGGGACAAGTACCGCAACGTTCTTGGGATTTGGATGTACTATCATATGGAAGGTCAGCCGGTAACTATTTTTGGAGACGGTACTCAAAAGAGAGCATTTAGCTACATCGATGATTCTTTAGAACCTCTATGGAATGCTGCAGTACGCCCTGAAGCTTCCAAGCAGATTATTAACCTAGGAGGTATTCAAGAGTATTCTATCAACGAAGCAGCTGATATTCTAACTGAAGTTGTTGGAGGTGCTGAAAGAGTTTATTTAGAGAAACGCCACGAGGTACATTACGCTATCCCAACCTACGACAAGTCTATCGAGCTACTAGGATTCCAGCACAAAACAGATCTTAAAGAAGGTTTGACTAAGATGTGGGAATGGGCTCAGCACCAACCTAAACGAGAGAGATTTGTTTGGGAGAATTACGAAATAGAAAAAGGAATTTATTCGTTCTGGAAAAAATAAACATGAAGCGGATTGTTATAATTCCTTGCTTTGGTGAAGGGCACTTTACTGCCTTACAGATTGAAAATCTTGTAAACACTATAAAGCCTACTCACATTATTTACAATGAAGGACTATTCCCAAAAGGACCTGAAAATAAAGGAGGAGTAGATGAAAGCTTTCGTAAAGAGTTCTGTTTCGAGGATACTAACCTAGCCTGGGATACGCAAGTAGTACAAGCAGCTGTAAAAGAAGCTCAAATAAAGTACCCCGAGATACAAATTACCTGGAATGCAGTAGACTACTCAGCCATAGATGCTAACGACTGCTACGTACATTCAGTTAGTAACTTTGAAGAATTAGGTGTAGTTGTACAAGAAGGAGATTTGATATTTCCTCTCGAAGGAGATGTATTCTTTCACAAAAATGATACCGACTTACTAGAAGAACTTATCTCCAATTTAAATCCTGATGAAGGTCTTCAAGCTCCGTACTTAGACTTTATGGAGAATCAATACTACATAGAGGCAGAAAGTTTAGATCCTTCCCGCATTCATAAAAGAAGAATTGTTATTAAGTTTGGAACCTGGGAATACTACAGAGAGGTTGTAAAGAACTTCACAAGTCAGAAATACCCTCAGCTAACAATCTTTCCAAGATACGTATTTCACTATGCCTGGTGGAGACCCGGTAAGTATAAAGATCTTAGATTTAGACAACTCATACGCCCAGAAGCTTACAGAAATGCTTTTAAGTCTGCATTAGAGCAGGCTAAGCATAACAACCAGGACAATATTATTATCAGGCCGGATAGATTAGAAGCTGATCCTCTACGTTATATAACTCGAATTAATATAGATCACCCGTTGGAGATCTATACTCATCCTAACTATATTAAAGCATTATGACACTAGCTGAAAACAAATACCAGGAACACTGTGGGAGGTATTCCGATATACATGAACATTTACCTACACTTTATAAGTATGCAGCTGAATGTGATCATGTAACTGAGATGGGAGTTCGTGAAGTAGTATCTACTTGGGCTTTCCTGCATGCAAAACCTTCTCGGTTAGTTTCGTATGACCTATTTACATCTTCAAATATTTCACTAGCCAAGCAAGCTGCAAAAGAAATTGAAGTTGATTTTACTTTTATACAAGCAAACGTATTAGATGTTGTAATAGAAGAGACAGACTTACTTTTTATAGACACCTGGCATAAGTACGGGCAACTATCTCAGGAACTTCCAATGCATTGCAACGCTGTACGTAAGTACATTATACTACACGATACGACAAAGTACGCAACTCAGGATGAAGGTACTTGGGGCCGGTATAGCGATCAAAGGACAGAAGGCAAACAGAAGGCTGGACTCTGGTCAGCTGTTGAAGAGTTCTTAGAAATAAACCCCGAGTGGAGTATTGCTGAAAGATTTACAAACAATAACGGACTTACTGTACTTAAAAGAATATGAGACAACTAGCTGAAGAGATAATTAGGGAGGGTATTACAAAGGTAAGCCTTGAAAGATTCGAAACAATAATTAGGCATTTTGATAAAATTAATGCAGTAGAAGGAGATATTATTGAATGCGGAGTATGGAAAGGTGGAATGGGAGTCTTTCTTTCAAAAATATTCGAAAACAGAACTATCTGGCTTGCCGACAGCTACCAAGGGTTTGAAAACCAAAAAACCAGTACCTACTTTTTTAAAGATGAAAATCACCATGAAGGACCCAGAATGGTTGCACCTCTACAAATAATTCAGGACAGCCTTAAAAAATTTGGCCTTGAAGAAGGTAATCGTATTAAGTTTTTAAAGGGGTTTGTAAAAGATACTTTGCCTGATGCAGGCATAGGTACCATTGCACTACTCAGAGTAGACGTCGATGCCTACTCGGCAACTAGAGATGTATTGGATAACCTGTACGACAAAGTACAAAAAGGAGGTTATATTATTTTTGATGATACTAGCCTCAACGAATCTCGAGCAGCAATAAAAGACTTTATACAAGAACGAGGTATTTCTTTCACTCTACTCCACCCCGAAACTGATAAGGAAGTAAATCTAAATACAGGCTCTCTTCCTTCCGGATGTTACACAATTAAACAATAGTATGAAAACACTAGCAGTTATTTACAACCACAATCTTCCTGATCTAACCGATCAGCTTTTTGAATCTCTAGAAGCACATAGAGATGATTCTTATGACCTAATCATTATAGATAACGGTTCTACACCGGAAGGTAAAAGCAAATACACTACTCACGAGACAGGACAGAATGTTTACTTTGGGGGAGCTTTAAACCTTGCTATGCAATTGTTTTTAGAGAATAAAGAATACGACAGTCTGCTTTCTCTCAATAACGATTTAATTCTACATGGAGGTAACTTTGTTAAATCTCTTCGCAAAGCTATGTTCGAAAAAGATTACAAAATTGTTTCTCCTTGTGTACTACAGCCTCAAAAGAACCAGTGCAAATGGAAGTATGTTCATTGCTGGTCTGCTACCGAAGTACGTGATGTTAAGTGGGTAGACTTTCAAGCACCTTTAATGCATAGAGACTTAGTTGAGAAGATTAGTCAGTTTTCTAATCAGCTGATCTACGGCTGGGGACAGGATGTATACTCAGGTATTGTTTGTGAACAGAACAACTGGAAAGTTGGAGTAGTTGACTGGTGTCCAGTCATACATTACTCAGCTCAGACCTACAAGCAGGAAAAAAGTAACTTATCTCTAAATGAATACTGTATGAATGCAGAAGGAAATATGTTTAAGTTCTTTGAAAATAACGATTTAGTTCGTATATTCAATGAATACAGAACTCTCTCTGCAAATTATACCTATGCGTAACGTTGTCTTCATCACGAATCTAGCCACAAACTACGATACTGTTAACTATTCTCAGTTCTGCTTAAACACCTGGCAGCACTGGTGCAAGCGACACGATGTAGAACTCATCGTATTAGATCAACCTCTAGTAGATCCTACTGAGATGAAAGCTACCTGGCAGAGGTGGTACGTCTTAGATATACTAGAGACAAATAATATTGAGTACGATCAGGTAGCACTGGTGGATATCGATACGATGATTCACTGGGATGCTCCTAACTTCTTTAATGAGACTAAGCATAATCTAGCAGCTTGTGTGGATAATGACAACGTAGGATGGGTATGGCAGAGCTTGAAAGGCTACCAGCACCTCTTCCCAGAAGTCAAATTGGATTGGGTTGATTACTACAATTGCGGATTCGTAGTAATAAACAAGCAGCATAGAGATCTTTGTACTGCTATTACTGACTTCTGGCATAAAAACTCAGAAACTCTAGTATACTTACAGACAACTCTGCGCAAAGGAACAGATCAAACTCCTGTTAATTACCTCACCCGGCAGTCAGAGTACGATGTAACACTATTGAGTAAGAGATGGAATCTAACTCACCTTAACCGGAAAGAACTGCTCAATGATTTTATGTTCGTTGACTGCGGATATGTATGGCATTTTAATGGGTTTGACAAAGAACATCGCCTAAGCTTTATGAGTCAGACCTGGGATAAATACAAGTCAAACTATGGGAACTAAATTTGCTATTGGATGTCTCGTACAATGGTACGAAGTACATATGGTAGAAGAATACTTCAGCACTCTACGCAAATCTATCGATAGCTACTTAGGAGAAGTTTTAGTAGATATTCTAGTATGCGCCAGTCAAGAACTAGAAGTAGCCCAGCAAGGAAAGTTAGATTATTGCTTAGATACGATTAAAGACCTTGCTAGGAAGTATAACTTTAGCAGCAACGTAACACCTGACTTAGTTACTATCGCTCAGTACAGACGAGACTTCAACAACAACTACTGTAACCTAGTTGATATACTTGTATGGGGGGAATCTGATATGTTAGTCCCGCAACAAGCCTTTACGGTATTAGATTACCTACATCAGTCTGTCCCTGATACCCCTAAGTACATTACAACATTTGCTATTTGTAAGATGTGGGATAAGAGCTGGGAACCTCTAGAACACCCAGAGTTTACAGACAAGCCTTTTATCGAAGGAGATAGTGAGAACTGGTGGAATATTCCCTACACGATGACCGAGCAGGAAATGAATAAGTTTAACAATATTGAAGACTTACAGGTAACTTCCATAACCCCTCATAAATTTAATGGATGTGGATTAGCAATATCCTCAGAAATTATTAAAGCAGGAGTTAATATACCCTCTTCTGTCTTCTTTATTCACGAAGATACAGCTTTCATGCATGTGCTTAGTCGGCTGCTTCCTGCAATTCCGCAGTACCATTTTAAGAACTTGCTTGTAGTCCATAATAGAAAGCATCCTAGTAAGAGAAATTACATTGCAGGTGAGCAAGTTTTTGAAGCAAAGGACATAGATAGTAAAAGAAAATCCCACAACTGGTACAAGTTAGCTAACGAATACTGTAGAAGTAATTCAAACAATTTATTTAATCCTAATTATAAATCCTACACCTGGAAAGACGTTTTTAAAAATGCTTAGAATCTACTACAGAATATCAGAAACAGGTTATAACAAAGTTAAACCTTCTTTTATTAACAACGAGAACTGCTTACGAAATTTTGTGAAACATTTCGATCCTAGTACCATAACAGTAATAGCTGACAATATAGGAGAGGAAACTTTTGCAATGATCTCCAAGTATGTACCGGTTGAGAATATACAGAAGCACTCTGTAGGTAACGGAGCAGGTACTTTTAATTTAGCGTTAGATCAAGCTCTTAAATTAGAAGACGACACTACTGTGTATTTTGTAGAGAATGATTACCTACACAGGGCCGGAGCAAGAAAGGTCTTAGAGGAAATATTTCTAGCAGGTGTAAACTACGTGACTCTCTACGATCATCCAGATAAGTACATACTCGCTGAACATGGAGGAAACAAGCTATGCAAAGACGGACCTGAAGTCACTCGAGTATTTGTATCTCAGCACACTCACTGGAAGGTAACTAATTCTACCACTATGACTTTTGCTACTAAGGTCAAGACCTTGAAAGCAGATGAAGATATCCTGCGCAAGTACACAAACGGAATTCACCCAGAGAGTGGAAAGGTAACGGGACATCCCTACGACTTCTCTATGTTTTTGGAATTAAACGCTCGCAAGCGTATATTAATAAGCCCTATACCTGGGTACTCTACTCACGGAGAAACATATTTTATGTCTCCTTTAATAAATTGGCAAAGCGAAGTTGATGATTACCACGTGCATCTCCACTAATAATAACTTAAACTACCTTAAGCTAGCTATTGCTTCTGTAAGGAAGAATGCATACTATAAGGGCCAACCTATTATTGTGCATGCTGAAAACTGCACTGACGGAACGGATGAATGGCTGCAAGCAGAGGCTTTAAGCTTAGGAGTAGAGTATTATATTGATCATAATACTAAACCTAAAGGTATTGGAGGGGGAATGAACTTCTGCGTCGATAAAGCTCAGTCAGAGTTTGTTAACATTATTCATTCTGATATGTGGATAGGCCCTAACCAGGACTTAGAACTGCTTAAGCTATTTGAAAATACTAAGAGTAAATTAATTGCTTCTTCGTTTAGAATACAACCTAAAATCTTCCCAACCGATCCAGACTATAGACCGGGAACAGTATTCTTCCCACCTGAGGCATTTGGGGAGTTTCACTACAATTTTAACTCTGAATTATTTGACCAATTTGCCTCAGAGTTTTCTGAATTAAACAAAGAAGCTGTAGTACGCAAAGGAGGTGGAGCAGGGTTTTTCTGTCGCAAAAAAGACTTTGTTAATATTGGTGGAAACGATCCTATCTTCTCTCCGTCAAGTTGGGAGGATATGGATCTGTTTATCAGAATGCAGGTTGAAGGGTATGAGTTTAAAATGGTTGCTACTTCAGTACTGTACCACTTCTCTGCAAGAGGAAGTCACTTTAAAGAAGATAATTTAAAAGAAAAATCTGATAGGCAAAAATCAGCAGAGTTAGCTAATGTTGCTAAGTTTGGGAACAAGTGGGGACAGCTACCCGAGCATGATGAGCATACTTTTGTGAAACCTATTTATAATAGTGGAGTGAATTCGGTTATGTCTTTTGAAGAAAACTTAAAATATTTTGAAGGTTATGGAAAGTGAAAAGATTTTTATCACTGGCGGAGCAGGATACCTAGGCCGGAATCTTGTTAAGAGGTATTATACTGATAATGAAATAACAGTGTACTCTAGAGACGAGGCAAAGCACTACTATCTTAAAAAAGAGTTCCCAAACATTAATTGTGTCATAGGAGACGTTCGCAACTACGACTTGCTTAAAAGAGCTTCTGCCGGACATACTATTGGGATTTTTGCTGCATCTCTAAAACAGATTGAAGCTGTAGATCAGAATGTAGAAGAAGGAGTACGAGTGATTGTAGATGGAGCTATTAATTCTAGAAGAGTAGCAGAAGAGAATAACTTTAAAGCAGCTTGCTTTATCTCCTCAGATAAATCTAGAGCAGCTACAACCCTATACGGTGCTATGAAGTTTGTAGCAGGAGAAGCTTTTATCGTAAATGCTGAAAAGTCTAACGTTAAGCTTTCCACTGCTATCTACGGTAACGTACTGAACTCAACCGGTTCAATTATCCCTTTGATGTGGGATGCAATCAGAAAAGGTTATAAACTTACTCTATACTCTCCTGAGATGACTCGTTTTATGATCGATATCGAGCAAGCTATTGACCTTATTGAGGCAGGTCTACAAGAAACTGGGTACAATGTCATACCTAATTTAAACGCTTTTAAGGTAAGAGATCTGTTTGAAATTTATGCTGAAAAGTTTGGATTAGAATATAAACTCGGCACACCACGCATCTCTGAAAAGTTGCATGAAATGATGGTTTCAAAGGAGGAGAGGCCAAGAACATTTTTTAATGTAGGTAATAACACCTACTACATGCATTACAAAGATATCTCAGATAGGGAAGTAAGCTGGGAAGAATTTACAAGCGATCAAGTGGTAGTAAGTAAGCAGGAACTTGAAGATATTTTGCAACATAATAATTACTTCCAATGAACGTTCTAATACTAGGGCACAAAGGGATGCTCGGACACATGGTTTGCGAGTACCTTTCTGATAACGGGATCACAGTCACTGTTACCCCCTTCCGTTACTTAACTCCTGATTTTGCCGATGCAGTAACTTCTTTTAAAGGAGAATATATTATTAACTGTATTGGAGCTATCCCTCAACGGACTAAAGACTTTTCTATTAACGAAACTTTACCGCACTGGCTAGATACTTTAGCAAACACTAAAGTTATCCATCCAGGAACAGATTGTGAAATGGATAGCGATGAATATGGAGTTTCTAAAAGAGTAGCTAGAGATTTTCTTATATTGAAAGGAACAAGGACTAAGATACTTAAGACGTCAATAATTGGTCCTGAGCTAGATTCTAAAGTAAGCTTATTGGGATGGTTTTTAAATAGCGAAGGAAGTGTTACCGGCTACAGCAAAGCGATGTGGAGCGGTATTACAACTTTAGAATGGGCTAAACAGTGTTATAGTTTAATGCAAGATTGGGATAGTTACGGGGTAGAAAATATTATTCAAAGTACTTGCCTATCTAAATTTAATTTACTATCTTTAATAAAAGAAGTGTTTAATAAGGATATTGAAATCATACCAAACCCTTTAGTAGAAGTAAATAAATGCCTTGTAGGAGGAATAGAAACGAAATCAATTAAAGAGCAGCTCATCGAGTTAAAAGAGTACTACTATGATAATTGACCTAAACCCAGAGTTTGGCTACGAGCTTGTATGTGCAGCTCCTTATGCCTACTGGCTTAAAGAGCAAGGAGAGTACGTTAAGGTGATAACAAGTAAAGGAATGAAACCTTACTACTGGTTTTGTGACGAAGTAGAAGAAAAATATACTAACAGGTCTGTAGATAATTCTACTAACGGGGTACAGAATTTGCCTAACACCTGGGTACATCATAATGCTCTAGCTATTTTTGGGAAAGACTATAGTCTACTTACTGAACAAGAGCAGCAACAAGCCAACGGATGGTTAGATTACTCTCAATGGGTAGCACCTCCTTATGCTGAGAAGTATTCTAAAAAAGGAGTACCTGCTTTAAGTAACTATGTTATTATCTCAAATAGGTTTAACTTAGAGCACGGGCAGGCACCTATCGGATACTTCGATATAGAGAGCTTGTATACTATGTTCAACATTCTAACCGAAAAAGGTTATAACATTATCTATAAACGACCTCGTAATACAGAGTTTACTACCGATCCTAATGAACTACAGAATAGAGATATCGTAGCCAATGTAGAAGGTCAAGGAGTAATCACCGACTACCAGCTTACAGAGTACTTTGAGAATGTATACCTACTTGATGATATTGTTAATGAGGTAGGGGGTACATATAATGAAGCTCAGTTAGAAATATACTCTAGCGCAGAAGGATTTATATCTATGGGCGGAGGTTCAAGTATACTTTGTAGCTACTTTAATAAACCTGTTATTATTTACGTAAATACTTCTAAAGATATTAGACCGGGCTATTTTGAAGGAGAATCCTATTTTAATAAACTATCTAAAGCAAAGGTATTACCTGTAGTTGATACTTTAGACGAAATAGTTAAAAGAGGTTATCGAGATTATTCTAGGGTATTTGAATTTATTAAAGAAATATTGTAATGAAAGTTCTAGTTACAGGCGGCGCCGGTTTTATAGGAACAAACTTAATCAAAAAGTTATTGAAAGATGGGCATGAAGTTCAATCGTTTGATAACTACTCAACTGGATTAAAATCAAACGAAGTAGAAGGATGTAAGTATTGGAGTGGTAATATTCAAACAATATCTACAATGTATAGTGTTTTTAAAGATTTTGATTTAGTATTTCACATGGCTGCAATTGCAAGAATTGGTCCATCATTTGAAAGACCTAATCAATACATTGATACAAACTTTAATGGAACCTATGAGGTTGTAAAGTTTTGTATTAAAAACAATATACCTTTAATCTACGCAGGTTCTTCATCCAAGCACAGCGGTAAGTTCAAGAACCCTTACACTTTCTCAAAAGACTTAGGTGAAGATATTATAAAGCTATACCAAAAGCACTATGGATTAAAAGCCTCTATTGCCCGCTTTTATAATGTTTACGGACCTCACCAGCTCACAGAAGGCGGGTATACAACTTTAATTGGAAAGTGGATTAGGAGTTGGGAGAATAAAGAAAAGTTCGTAATTTATGGGGATGGAGAACAGAGACGAGACTTTACTCACGTTGATGATATTATTAATGCCCTTATCCTTATCATGTATAAGCAGGCATATGGATACGAATTCGAACTAGGAAGAGGTAAGAACCATTCAGTTAACGAAGTGTTAAAAATGTTTAACCAGATAGCCGACTACCTTCCAGCTCAACCAGGAGAAGCTCTTATAACCTTAAACACCGATCCTACTGCAGCTGAGGTCCTGGGTTGGAACCCATCTCGTAACTTAGAAGATTATTTAAGAAAGATTTTAAATGAAAATTAGTTTTATACAACCTAGCCGGAACAACTTAAAGTACCTTAAGTGGTCCTACCAAGCTATTAGAAAGAATCAAGGCGATCATGAGGTAGAGATCTGTGTAGCAGATGACGCATCTACAGACGGCACCTGGGACTGGTGTATGGAAACAGAAAAGAAAGATCCTAACTTTAAATGGATTCGTAACGAGGGACCTGAAAGGTTAGGTCACACAATTTTATACGACCGTTTAATCAACGAAGTAGCAACAAAGGATATCGCTATGATCTACCATGCCGATATGTACTTATGCCCAGGAGCACTAGATGCTATTGAACAGGAGATTAAACCTCGCACAATTGTCTCTCTTACTAGAATTGAACCCCCTCTACACCCAGACGGCCCAGAGAAGATTTTAAGAGACTTTGGTGTAGAGCCGGAAGAGTTTAAGGAAGAAGCTTTGCTTGCTTTTATTAATTCCCGAGTACCTAATGATAATGTTACCGAAGGCGTGTTTGCCCCCTGGGCATTTTACCGAGAAGACTTCCAAAAGATCGGAGGACATGACCCTCTCTACGCACCTCAATCAAAAGAAGATTCAGATATCTTTAACCGGTTCCTCCTTGATGGAATAACATTTGTACAGACTTGGCACGGATGTGTTTACCACATGACCTGCAGAGGGAGTAGACGTAATACGGCTGATAAAGCTAAGAACATCTACGAAGATAGTCCGGAGTGGCTAGCACAGAATCAAAGAAGTTCTCGAAACTTTATACGCAAATGGGGCCACTTTGTTAAACACGATGCTTTAATGAAACCTATCGTATACCCTAAATACGATATTGGGATTAAAGTTACAGGATGTAACAGCGAGCTATTGGAGTTATTAGAGCCATGGTGTTCAACTATTCTAATCGATGATGAGATGCAAGTGCTAACCTCGCACTATTTGGATAAAGAGCAGCCCAATACCAAAATAGATCTTAGTAAGAAGGTTAAGACTACTCCTTTGGATAAACTAGAGAATGAAGTAATAATTGGAATAGATAGAGACACTTTTAAAGAAGGAGACTTTCAGATACTACAACAGCTACCTTTGATACTACAAATGAATGGAAGTCCAGGTAAGTTCATGTTAGGTACTATGACTTTAAAGATTAAAGCACTAACTGAATATCAGAACACTTTAATCAATCTATAAACAGATGGGTAAGATCCATTTACAGGACTTAGATCGGCTAGAGGAAGAATCTCGTCCTTACCAGCCTATCAAGACCAATAGGAAGAAAAAAGTAAGTCCTATTTATAAAAAGGATAGCGACCAGTTGGATCGAAACTAAATTATTCTTATATTTAAGCTATGAAAGAACTACTTTTAAAAGAAATCCAAAACGTAATTGCTGAAGCTACTAAGGTAAACTTCAAGGGTAAGCAGTTTGTACTTAAAGTAGACGTTAACGAAGATCCTAACAAAAAAGGAATTAAAGTGCAGTTTATCCCTGCCGATATGTCTCCTATCAATCCTACCGAGCAGAATGAGATTGCTATGGCATTGAGTGATAAACTCGACTCAGGCTTGAAGCAATTCGGTATGCAGGTAGAGCGGGACAGGCAGCTCAAGGACAAGTCAGTGATTGGCTTCTTTATTTACATCGAGTATGTAGACAAAATTATTCGGCAGGCATTAGGAACTCAAGCTTAATTTAGTTTACTTTTATGAAGAAATTTTCTTTCTACAGTCTTACAGATAGTAGCCAGGAGGTGATTGGGTCTACCCGAGCATTTACCCGATTAGCAGCAGCAAAAAACTTTGCCGAAAGAAAGCATTTATCGCTTAAAAATTTTCTAAGTATATTTAGCGTCACAAGATGAAGCCTAAAGAAATGCTTAGACAAATACTCAAGGATGTTATACCTTTGAAGTACAGAATTAAAGAGGTACCCCGAAACAGAGAAGCTATGACTAAAGAATTATTTATCGAGATAGTCAAGCTTTTAAAAGAGATTGACGACAGGACCAACTTCGTAGCATCGGAGATTGGAATGGATACAACCCAGTACGAGGATAAGTTCTTCAGGGTTATTGAGAATCTTATGCGGATTGCCTTCAACAGGGAGCAGGTATTCTTAATTGAGCTTTACTTAAATGAGATCGACTACAACGACAAAGAGGAGTGGGATGGTAACATCTCAGTAACTGTTGAGAAGAAAGAGCAAAAGATTGCTTTCCGTACCCCGGAGGATGTCTGGGAAGCTATTCAAAAGTTTAAGTAAAAAGTTGGAGACTAGTTGACTAGTTACTATCTTTAGTTAAATAAAAATAGAATATGAATAAAAGGTTTTGTAGTGTGTGTGGGGATGAGATTAATCCCCTGCGTGTAAAAGCTCTCCCGGAGACTAAGACTTGTATTAACCACTCTACTGTGGGTGCTAAGAGAGGTCGGATTTTGACTTTAGGAGAGGGTGATCATACCTATAATGAGATTGAAATTTTAGATGAGGAGGTATACCGCCGAGTAGTAGCTTTGGAGTTTGGTGTTGATCGTTTAGCTGAAGAGATGCCTGAGATCCAGAACTACGATGCGACTATGGTTTCTGACGATACCCGAGCCCTGAGAGAGAAAGCTGAGAAGGTGCTTGAGGATGAGGAAGACTCCAAGCTCCTTGAAGATCCTGAAGAGGTGATCGAGGAATCAGAAGAAGAAGAAGAGGAATAGTGGAGGAGAAGAAGAAAGGGCGTCCTAGTAAGATTTTGCTAAGGGAGGATATCGAGCGAGCAGTTAAGATGACTAAGTCAAATAAAGCTGCAGCTCGGTACCTCCACTGCTCTTTCCCTCACTACAGAAAGTATGCTGTCCTGTATACTAATCAGGATGGTGTGACTCTCTTTGAAGCTCATAAGAATCAGGCTGGGGTAGGGATACCTAAATTTCTAACAGGTAGGGCTACTCAAGCCCCTCTAGAGCAGATCCTGGACGGAACCTTTCCTGTTGAGCATTTCAAGCCTGCGAAGATTAAAGCAGCTTTGATATCAGAAGGTTACTTAGCTGAGAGTTGCAAGAGGTGTGACTTCGGTGAGAGCAGGCTCTTAGATGGAAAGATTCCTTTGATTTTGACTTTCAAAGATAAGAATAAGCACAACTACCACCGGGATAACATCGAACTACTCTGTTACAACTGCTGCTTTCTCTATGCTGCTTCTCCTATTTCTGACGATCAGGTAGAGCAGATGGAGGATTACATTGAGATTCAGGTTAAGAATTTTGACTGGGAGATAGATCAATCTCATATTGACCATCTGAAAGAGCTGGGGCTGTGGGAGGACAATAAGAAGCCCGGTGATGAGTTTATATCCCGGGCATGAAAGTACCTAAGAAGAGACAGCGTCCCCAGCTCGACAGCGAGAAGAACAAGCAGTATCTTCTTAGCAAACATGCTGATAAGCTTTTAGAGCAGGATCAGAAGAATAAAAAGTTATCTGAAAAGTTGCTTAGAGGGGATATATTTACTATCTTTATCGAAGAAGAAAAAAATAAAGGTTATGAGCGAGAAGAGAGGACTGACGGAGAAGATCAAGTTTGAGTTTAATACTGCTGGGGTATTAGAGATTCAGTATAATACCGGGACCTGGGGTAGAGTTACTGCGATTACTTTCCGGGCTTATGACGGACCTCGCCGGATTACCGAGCCTCAGTTTACTCAGAAGTCTAACCCTCATGTACCTATGAGGACCTATTTATACGAAGGACCTGTGTACTACTACGGCTCTAATAAGGAGGCTGTTAAGCAGAATAATCATACTGTTCGTAATTTGTATAACAGCTAATCAATTTATATGAGACAGTTTGTATTCGAAAACCCGCAAGAATTTAGTACTTTCTTTTCAGGAAAGAACGTAAAGATTACTAATGCTATCACCGCCGGCATCAGAGTAGCTGTCAAGGCTAGGAAGAAACACGCTGACTTATTTGAGGTTAGCTTCGAAGGAGGAGATACTGCGTACGATATCAGTTTGCCATCTACCGAATGGCCGCAGGCTTTGGCTAAATGTTTAGAGTTCTACGAGGAGTCTCAGCTCTACGATGATGCCATCGATACTTACCAGCTTATCAAGCAACTCTCAAATGAAAGAGATCTTATCTAAGACCCGGCTAGACGGCTCTACTATCACCTATTTCATGTCCGATGATAAGAGGACTGTTACATCTGAACTATCTTACCCCAGGTCATTCAGGAATACCTATGAGGAGTTAGAGCATAGAAATGAAGGACTACCTAAGACCAAGCGTCAGTACATGACTGATGAAGGTAAGGTGGTAGGGTATCTTACTGCAAAAAAGTTAGGAATTATTACTTAGGTTAGTTGGATCTAATCAAGTTAGTTCCTATCTTTAAGTATAATTAAAAACAAAATGGTTATGATGATTTCAGATAGCAAGCAAGACCGCGTAATGTCAATAGAAGATTTAAAGAAGGTAGTACCTTTTGCCTTCATTGATAAACCTACCCGAGAGGTATCAGATAAGTACGTTCACGTACCTACTAGCCGGGTGATAGAAGACTTAATGAGTATGGGTTGGGAGCCAGTCCAGGCAGCTCAGCGCCGAGGAAGAGCCGGGAAGGTTTCGATCTTCTCCAAGCATATGATCAAGTTCCAGAATCCTAATTTAGTTATCAAAGGTGCTCAAGGTGATGATGTATTTCCTCAGATCATTCTTACTAACTCTCATGATGGAACTCAGTCGTTTAAGTTCATGATGGGGCTATATCGCCTTGTCTGTAGCAATGGACTGGTAGTTGCTGATGAGCAGTTTGCTAACTTCAAGATCCGGCATATGGGATATAGCTTTGAAGACCTTCAGAAGCTTATCGAGACTGCAGTAGTAGCGCTACCTAAGAAGGTAGAGGTTATCAATATGATGAAGGAAGTACAGATGACGGAGGTGCAGCAGAAAGACTTCGCTATGAAGGCTTACTTGCTTCGACGTGGTATCGAGATGAGCGATGAAGTTCAGGTAGAGGATGAGGTGTTAGAGGGTATTCTTTCTAGCCGCCGGACCCAAGACCAGGGCGATGATCTGTGGCTGACCTTTAATCGCATCCAAGAAGCTATCACCCAAGGAGGATTCAAAGGAGCTTTGAACGGAGCTAAGGTACGTCAGGTGCGTAAGATTAGGTCGTTTGAGAAAGATCTTAAGATCAATCAGGACTTATTCCAGCTAGCGTTACAGTATGCGTAAGATAAGAGATAAGAAAGCCACCGCACCTGTCCGTTTCGAGAGAGACGGGCAGCTGTGGGAGGTAGTCTACAAGACAGCCGATATGGCTTATGCCGTTAAGCTCAATAAGAAAGGCTCTCCGGTTGGTATCATTGAAAGGTTTTATGAGCAGGTCTAGGGCAGGGAGGCCGAGGGGCGAGCGGAGGGGCGTTTCCCTCTCTCGCACCGAAGGTGCCACGCGCATTCTCATCAAAAGCCCTACCGGGCTTGGAAAAATTTAGATAAAAGGATTAATAAAAAACAAATAAGAGTTATGGAGTACGGAAGTATAAGATGGAGGCCGTGGGTGTGTCTGCTAAAAGATGATGAAGGTATCACGGATGTTAAGAGGTTTGATAACTTCCAGGACATGCTACAGTGGAGGTTAGAGAACATAAGGAAGGGTTTGAATGCCGTCTCTATGACAGAAGAATACTACCTCGGTCTTGAGACCGATGAACATGCGGAGTGGTGGAAGAGTGTTAAACAGTTAATTGCATCTTTATGAGTAAGAGAATACCTTTAGACCAGGACCCTGCATTCCGGGACCTTAATTGGGACCTTCCTTTGAATAAGGATTGGGATGGCACGTTACAAGACGGACTAGAAAATGAAGAGTGGGATGATGAAGAAGAGTGAACAGGAGTGGGATCATTACTCGGGAATACCTTCACCGTTAGCCTACCAGAAAAGAGAGCTAGAAAAGAAGCTAGAGAGGGAGTACGATGATGATGATTCTCAGGATGATGATAGAGAGTATAACCCCGGTAAGAGGACTTACAGTGATAGCCTTGAGGATGAAGAATAACTTTTTATACAAAGTACTTATGAAAGACGGCAAGAGTAAAGGACAATGGCAGGACTGGGATAAGGCATATGCAAAGACTAGGTCGGTGATATGGAGCTGTAACAAGGAAGAGCATCTGGAGGCAGGACTGAGGATGGTGATAAACTATGAGAGACTAATGCAAAACTTCGGCCCTACTTCGGTACAAGGCCGGAGGATTGGAGCCGGGACAGTTGATGATCTCCTTTCTCTCATTAGGTTAAAACGTAAGATGATTAGGAGAGGATGATGAAGGGAGTAAACCGTAGCGTATATAAAGATATTTGTATAGAGTGATATAAAGATATTAAGATATAAATTATGTATAAACTTAAAGCAAAGAGTGAAGTTAAAGCAAAGCTTTAATAGCTAGTACCTGCCTCCCTCCCTTGCAACTTTTCTTCTATAGAAAATTATTATTTTTCAAACCTTAAAGTAAAGCTTTAAGTATTCAGTAAACCGTAGATAAAACCGTAGACTAGTAAACCGTATGCAGAAAACCGTCCATGCAATCATCAGTGCTTTAACCGGCAGAAAACCGTACCTACTAGGTAACCGTCCAGAGGAAACCGTACAAGGTAACCGTAGGGAGAAAATCGTAGAGAGTACCGTACAGCCGTCTGTAAGGCTGGTTATAAACCTGGAGACTGGAACAGTTAAAGTAAAGCTTTAAGGTTTTAGAAAACCGTACGGAGGTAACCGTCTGGTAAACCGTAGGGAAAAAACCGTCCTGAAAGTTGTCTCCTGCTCTAAGGGTTCGTATCTTTAGATGAAAGAAAAAGGTTATGACAAAGTTGGTAAAAGATTTGAGCGGGATAGCGCTAGTGGTGATGCTGCTAGTAGGAGGAGTTTTTGGCTGGGTCTACTCCCTAGCTACTTTACTGTCCAGTAGAGAGGACCTGCCCGGGGTACTAAAGGCTAGCTTCAGAGGAAGCCTTATAGGAGTAGTAGCGCTAATCTACTTAGGGGTAACATACCCAGACGCCTCTTCGGATATGTGGCTGGTGATCGCCCCGGGCTTCTGTGCTTCGGTCTGGTATCTGCTAGGGCCGGAGTTAGATAAAAAGCTAAAGGCAGGTATAGGTCTAGCCATAGCAGTAGGTGTACTAGCCTACATGGTGACTGCAGTCTAGACTTCAAGCAAAGCTTTAAGTTAAAGTAAAGCTTTAAGGTTTGAGTATAAGGTACCGGCCCGTCTACTCTTCCGCCTCTCTTCCAAGGGCAGGCCCGTCAACCATCCTAAATGTACGAAAAAATCTTTTAGTGACAAACTTTATTTTAGTTGGATTGAAAATAGTTTGTACCTATCTTTAGGTATAATTAAAAACAAACAACGGTTATGTATTCATTAGATTGTAGCTATTTTAAAGCAGAATTTGAAACATTAGAGGAATTAATAGAGTCTGTCATAATTAATGGAATGGATCCGAGTTATGAGGTGACACTTAATGGAGAAGGTACAGGAGAACAAATATTTGATTTAATCCAGTTTTGATTTGGTTACCCAAAATATAGTTCGTATATTTAGGTATAATTAAAAACAAACGGTTATGAATAAGTTAGTAAACAATATTGCAAATAGGGATCTTAGGGTCTTCCATAAAGAATCTACCGATATGTGCGGTAAGGGAAAATATCGGGTGATTGTAAAGTGTCAGGCCGGATTTATGGCCACCAGTACTACCGAAGCAGAATCAGCCATTGAGGTCTTTCGTCGGTATAAGTTAAAGTCAGTCCATTCTATCGCTAAGGTTATAAATGATGACTTTGATTCAACGGTCTATGCCCGGGTAGGGAAGAAGATCTGGATTGCAGAAGGGCTGTTAGTTGAGATTAAGGTTGGGGATATCAATCAGGATCTCTATAAGACTGCTTTGTATAGTCAGTATCAGTATAAGTCCGTCAATGCGAATTCATGGGAAAGCTACGCCTACCAGATGAATGAGGAGGTTGCTGCTTAAAAAAAAAGTTTAGGAGGGGGTTGGTTTAACTAACCTTCCTTCTTATCTTTAGGTATAATTAAAAAACAAACGGTTATGGAATCAGTAGAAGTTAAAAATCAGACTATCAATTATACTATCAAATTTGGTGGTAATATATATAACCTCTTCTATTACGAAGATTTAATGTCCTATTCAGAGGAATTGACTGAGGCAGTCTCAGGGTTACCGGTATTAGATGAAGATGAATATGAGGAGGTAATGAATTTCTTTGCGGATAATCGCAAATGAGAATGAGTACTCAGTACCGGGTACAGGTGTATATGCAGGGTCCGGGTTATACTAACACATACCTGGTTAATAAAAAAGACTGTACAGTAGGTCTGTACATCAATGCTTACACTCCTGAAGGGGCGATAGAGAGGTACAGAAAGTTTATGAAGTAGTTGCTTAATTGAAATTTAGTTCGTATATTTAGATACAAATTAAAAATAAAGGTTATGAAAGGCTTAGGAAGTAGTTTCAAATTTAAAATCGGTGATAACTTAGTAACTTATGGGGGTGAGGAAGAAGTTATAGTATTAGGTGTAAAACCTAATTTAAAGGAAGCTTTAACAAATACTGAAGATCCTATTACAGTTGAATTACTTCAGCGAGATTTAGATGAAAATTGTATAAATAAGGAAGATGAAGACAAACCATTTTATTTAGTAAAATCAGAATCCTTCCCAGGAAATAAATACTATGTAGAATCTGAATTAGAAGGAAAGTAGTATGAAATAAAATAAAGGTAGTTGCTTAATTGAAATATCGTTCGTATATTTAGATACAAATTAAAAATAAAGGTTATGAATATAAAGTTAAAAGATAATGTATTTGGATTCACTTGGAATTATGAAACAGGTGAAGTAGAAGAAGTATTTACTGAGCAGCTTACTGCAAAGGAAATCCAGTTGATGGGCCGTGTTATGGGAAAAGATATCTGTTTGATACTAGAAGATGCTGATATCGAATTGGTGTTTGGTGAAGATATCGAAACCCGGGACGACTTAGAGGAGATGGAATTAGCAGAAGTATTGGAATTTGTTTAATAAAAGTTAGTTAGGGGGTTGGTTATACTGACCCTCTTTCTTATCTTTAGGTATAATTAAAAACAAACAAAGGTTATGAAGACAGTAGTAGACTACTTAGACACCCTCCCTAAATCTGTAATAGCTTCTTTTGAGGAAGATTATGGAATAAATGGATGGGATTTGCTAATGAGTAGCACAATAGAAGAAGCAAAAGATTTATTGGAGCAATATATAAAATAAATTTTAGGGGAGGAAGTTGGTTCCTCCCTTTTTATTTACTATATTTAGGTATAATTAAAAACAACGGTTATGGATGTACGTGATGTACTTGCTCAAAATGAATTTGGAATGGACTACGACCAGCTAGGTCCAGGTGAGAAGGAATGGGTGAATGATGAAATTGATAACCTCCCCAGTTAGTAGTAGTATCCTACCAGTATAGTTCGTATCTTTAGGTATAATTAAAAACAAACAAAGGTTATGGAAATTAAAACAATAAGAGAGTTAAAAGAAACTTTACAGTTTAATCTAATTACTTACTTAGATGGACATGATGATAAAGTCCTTGATACTATTTGTAAAATAGTAATTGATACAGTCAATAATTACGAAGTAAATAAAAAATAAAGGTTATGGCAAATATGAGTTACTGTCGATTCGAGAATACGTATAGCGATCTTTTAGATTGTTTAGCGAATATTTCAGATGTAGCTGGAAATGAAAGAGATGAACGATATAGGATTCGTTTGATTCAGCTTCTAAAAGAAAATAAAGATTTGATTGAGGAGTTGGAAGATTAGAATATAGTTCGTATCTTTAGATATAATTAAAAACAAACAAAGGTTATGGAAATACTAAAAACAACCACGGAGGTTCAAAAGGTAATCGAGACAATTGTTCAAGACGGCTCAAGCGTTTACATTGTAAAAGATTACTACCAGGCAGATAGCGATAAGATTATTGATACGGTAATAACCACAAAAGATGGTTACGCGGTCGATGACCCTGCTGAATTCGAGTCTATTATCGAATTCCTCGAAGAAAATTAAAATAAAAGTTGGTTCGTGTTAACTTAGTTCGTATATTTAGGTATAATTAAAAACAAACAAAGGTTATGAAAGCAAATGAATTAAATGAAGGGGTTTACGAAGTATTAACTCGCATTACTTACGCCCGAAAAGTGAATAGTTTTAGCGAATCTACTGCTAGCATGTTTATACATCTGTCAGATGAAACCAAAGCGGCTATAAAATCCTTCCCGGTTTTGGATTTCGATGATGATGTTGATTTGATGGATATTTTTACTCTTGATGGAGATCAGCAGTTTTATGTATTTCATAATACGACTACCGATGGATATTTCTTAGTTGATACCCAGGGCTATAATTACCCCCGGTATATCACCCGACTATGGGGTTTCATGAATGAACAAACCGATGATCAAATCGATGATACATTCCTGCGAATGGATGGGCTGGTTCGAATTGCTGATGTTGCGATTTTAAGATCTGTGGTTAAGAGTTTGGCTTTTGATTTGCAGGAAGAAGGATTTGATAGAGCAGATATCATCAATTTCATCGATGCTCAAATCCACGGAGCACTTTTTGAAAAATAGTTGTCTCCTAAGATCTTAGTTCGTATATTTAGGTATAATTAAAAACAAACAAAGGTTATGAAAGATAATAAAGTTATAGTAGATACAGTAATTGATTTGCTAATTGATATCGATTGTGATGGCGAAACGATGGAGTTTATCCTTCATAAAGTAGGAATGGAATATCAGATGCTAAGGCAGTTGATATTAAGTATGCCTTTAGAGCAGGTAGAATATCTTTTGGAAGAACGAAAAGGGTTGGTTAGTTAAAAGTTAGTTCGTATATTTAGGTATAATTAAAAACAAACAAAGGTTATGATAAATGAAATTCAAGATCCCAATCAGCTTACTCTCGGTATTGAAAACCAAGTATTGACTGTTGAGCAAATAGCGCGAGTAGAAGCATTCAAAGAGCGATTGACTAAGAGTAATGAAAATACTAAAGCTTCTTTGCTCCGTAAGCAGGCTCTACTGCTAGAAAATGGCTTTATCGAAGGTAAGGATTTTAGCTTCTCTATGGAGGAGGTAAATGAAGACGCAGATGTTAATGCCAATGGCTGGAATGATAATGAGGTGATAGTTACTGTAGATGTTCGGCGGGTTAATGGTAAGTGTGTGCTACTCTACGATCGTTATGAAGCTACTTCTGATATGATTGTTCAGTCGATAGCAGGTTTTAGTGTCGAGCTAAATAAAGTAGAGTGCCATACTATTAACGGTAATGGCCGGTGGGTTACCTTCCGGAAGCTGAAAGAGAACTTAGCTGAAAAGAACTCAAGTGCTCAATGGGAGATGAGTTCTGCTCGAAATAATAAGTCAGTGCTTAGCTATACTGCTGAAAAGTATCGGAAGCTTGCTCCTGGGGCTGAAGTGACGGTGAGCCGTGAAGGTGCGTCTAGTGGCCGTAGGTACTACTCCTTCGATACTGTGACTGTGAAGTTTCAAAATGGAAATCTATTAGTTGTTGCGCCCAGAAGGAATAATGATGAGGAGTTAGTTCATCGCTTTATCGATGTAACGACTGCTAATAAGAGTGCTGAAGAGCTAGTCCAGTACCTCGGTAAATGAAGACTAAGCTAAAGAGGGTATCAGCTGAGCTGGCGGAGAACCTAAGGAAGTGGGAGCCGGATTTACTCCGGCCCTACTCCGCCGAGAGGAAGCAAGGACCTAAGTACTTTACCTCCATCAAGCAGAAAGATGGATGGGATGAAATAAGCTACTATATAGATTAGATAAGTTAGCCTCCTGGGTAGGGCGCTAATACACCCAGGGTTTGTTTGTCTGGGTTGAGGTCCTTCGGGATCTCTTCCTGGTTACAATAGTTGCCTCCAGAGGATTTAGTTCGTATATTTAGGTATAATTAAAAACAAATAAAAGTTATGTCATCAGTTACAGAAAACGCACTTAGGGAAATCGCTTCAGCTTACGCCCAGGCAGTAGGTGTCCTAGAAGCTAGTATTAAGATCACACTCGAGAGAGGTGCTAGCCTATCTACCCAGGAGAGGGAAGACCTACTAAAGAGAGGTCTAGAGAAATCTAAGGAGATAATCGATAACGCATAAGGGTTGGTCCTTCGGGACCTTCTTCTTATCTTTAAGTATAATTAAAAACAAACAACGGTTATGAAAAGTAAAAAAGGTACAGTAAGTCCAATTATGGAAGTCGTTCTAATCAATGCTCTAAAGCTATGGCAGTCAAGCTTCATTCAGGAGCTAGATCAAATGAAGGCAGAGGGTAAGCGTCCAATGTTTCATCCTAACTGGACCTCGCTCATGATGCAGGACTTCGGTATCGAGTTCGGGATTGAGGAGCTTAAAAATACTCAACCCATCTTAGGGGATTAAGAGTACTCCTGGGTTCAGTTTGTCTTCGCGACCAGCCCAGGATACTCTCCCCTATTAAGAGTTGGCCCTTCGGGGCCTTCTTCTTATCTTTAGATATAATAAACAAACAAACAAAGGTTATGAAAGCAAAAGAAATCAAAGCAATGATGACGGCTCTTAAGAGTAAGGGCATAATGGTATCAGGTACAGCATCAGAGTTCTACGGTGCTAAGGCTTCTAATGAGGGTATATGGGTGGCTGCTGAGTATACCCCCAGTCTATTTGACTACTATAGCGAGGTGTGGGGTGATACATTCGGTGTAGAGCCTAAGCTGAATCAGATGGTGGAAGATAACGGCTGGTACTTTGAATGGCATGACGCCGGTACGATGATGGTCTGGGAGGCCTGAAATTAGAAACTAGGTAGGGGCCTTCGGGCCTCTTTTTTTTTCCCGGAGGTCGGATGGAGGTCAAGGGTAGGTCAGGGCTAGGTCACTGTTACTGCACTGTGCGATAACCATGCTAGTATATTTCACTATACGGTTTTCTCGACGGTATTCTCCAGCTAGTTAAAATAATGCATCGCTGATAGATTTTAAGGTATACTAATATATATTTATATATAGTAAATAAGGGTACAAGTACTTCAACGGGTTAATTAATTAGATTTAGTTGAGGTAAGATCCTTCAACTCCCTTTTTGTTTTTTCTTCAAGCTTATCCACCCTACTGTCAACATGACGGTAGACTGCCTCCAGGTCCCGCCTTATAGCGTTATCCTGTTCATTACTAAATTCGTATAACCTTTGCTCAGCCTTCTCAAAATTCGATACTTCTTTGATAAGGTTTTTAATTGCCATGTAATTCATAAACGTAACCGCAACTACTACCGAAGTAATAACAGCACCTACACCTAAAAGAAATGATATTGTTTCCATATTATATATTTTATATATGTCAAAGCACTTGTAGCACCCTTACTACGGTTTTAATATAAGAACTTTTGGGGGTAAAACCAACTATTGACGGGAAAATTTTCCGGAAAAAAATTCTACTATACAGTTGCCTATATAAGTATATCTTTATATATTTAATATTATAGGAGAATCTCTATTTATATAAAAAACTATGAAACTCATCTCTGCTTTACTCCAGGAATCTATCTCGGGTCTTTTTACCAACAGTATTAAGGACTTTGGCAATGATGAATATAATGTTTTTGCTACAGGCTACAGGATGTTAGGTGGGGAGATTACCTCCGGTGATGGTTTTTTGCAGGGATCTCGTGAGAATATGATAGATTTTAAGTTTACACCCAGTATCGTATCACCGGATTACGGTCATTTTGCTTTTGATAACGTATCTTTACTTAATTACATCAAGACTAAGTTGATGGATACGGATTTGCGTAGGAAGATGGGGAAGGAATTCAATATTGCACCCGTTGCTAAGGATTTCGAGAGACAGATCCTTATAGCAGCCGGTAATAGCGCCGTTGATATCGTCTCAAGACTAGGCCGGCATAAGAAGGTGAACTAATGAAACCTCTATCCCCTACCCTGTTTGAGCTCTTTGACTACGATGATCAGAACGATCTCCGGCAGGAAGGCTTGACGGGTGCGGTTTTGGATTACACCCAGCACCCGTACATCATCTTCGGGACCTTCATTCGGTCGGTTGAAAACTTCTATATCATCTGCCAGACATACCGCAATACATACGGGGAGAAATTTGATAAAATTGAGGAGCGCTTAAAGCACCAGTACTTTAATAGAGTGTACGGGTTCCTAGAAAGGTTCGATGAGACGCAATTGGAACACATAATTGAGGCCCGGCAGTTCACCGACTCAGAGATACTCTATGCAGTCAAGTCCGTGCTAGATTTTTATGAGTCTATAGAAGATTACAGAAAATGTGATAGGCTATGGAAAATACTTCTGCTAACGGTAGGAGAAAAAGTTGGTAGAACCTAAATACTTTCTTATCTTTAAGTATCAATAAAAAATAAAGGTTATGTTTGGTATTATTATTTTATACTTGTTAATAGGAGTTACGTTTAACTACCTGTGGGATGTTACTATCTCATATACCGGTTCGGAAGAGAATCGCTTCACTGTCAAAGAACGGCTTATTGTGTCTATGATCTGGCCTGTGGCTTTAGGGTTTGGTCTAGCAACGTTTATAGCCGCTCTCTTTAAAAAATAAGTTATGTCTTTAAAGAAGTTATCCTTTGACGAGGCTTTGGAGTTAGAATCCGAATCTCTTATTACTATCTACGATTTTCATCCTGATGCTACTGAGCTCCAGTACCACGCTCGGGCCAAGGAATGGTTCCAGAATTACTCTGATGTCCGGTTTAAATTCCGTCAGCATTCACCGTCCGAAGTCTCTAATATGTTAAACTGTGATTACCGCATTGATGTCCCGTTACCTTTTGAGCCTGAGACTAACACCCACGCCTGGAAATTCCTTTATGCCAAGTTAACTGAAGACCTTGTCAAGTTCAAGCAGTATCATTCTAAGGGCAGCTTTGTCTATGTTTTAACCAATCCCGCCTATCCGGACTATGTCAAGATCGGTAAGGCTGTTAATCCTTTACGGAGAGTGGAGCAGATCAACGGACCCGGTGTTGTTTCGGAATGGTCACTTCGGTACTCATTACCGGTAGAGAATGACTATATGATAGAGCATTCCGTTCATGAGTATCTTGTCAATCACCGGCAGTCCACCGACCAGGGTTCCTCAAGAGAGTTTTTTAACGTAACCCTAGACCGTGCCATCGAAGTAATTGAGATGATGGGGGAAAGAACCAAGACCGGTGCCGGGATATACTATTAGTAGGGATTTGCGGGTCGACTTGGTGCGCGGCGCGGCGCGTGTTAAAACCTTTTTTCTAAACCAGTTGTTTCGCATTGATCTAGTTCGTATATTAAAAACGAAGGGGAAGAGAAAAAGGGAGAAGGGAAATATACTTAATATATTATAATATACTAGATATAGATAATATAAATTAATAATATATTTTAATAATAATTAGTAAGCAGATATGAAAAATAAAACTATATACCAAGACAAGATAAGTCGACTTGAATCTCAAATTAGGAAGATCGAGCACAACGTTGCAACACTTAATCGTGATGCAGCTTACGTAGAACTTGATAAAGCAAGAGAGATTCTTAGAGATATGCAAAGTATGGTTAACCGAGAAGAAGAATATTTTAAATCCTAACTATGATACTTACACCCGAACAGGTAGAAGCTAATTGGACCCGTCATCTTCAATATATTGAGGACTATATCACCGGAGACCGTAAGGAAAAACTTAAAAGTACCTATCAAGCACTAGCAGACCACATGGTCCTTGCTCCTGCCTCCTCTAAAACATGGTATCACAACGCTTTCCCCGGTGGATACATCGAGCATGTCAACAGAGTTGTTGAATTATCGCTAAGGACTATGAAGTTCTGGGGTGTTTCCGGTGCAGAAATCGATTTTACCGAAGAAGAACTTGTTTTTGCTGCTCTAAACCACGATTTAGGTAAGATCGGTGACGGAGAACAGGATGGCTACCTACCTCAAACCGATAATTGGAGGAGAGATAAGCTAAAAGAGGAGTATTCTATCAATACCTCACTAGATTTTATGCTTATTCAAGACCGGTCCCTATATCTCCTCCAGAAATACGGTATTTCCATGTCTCAGAAAGAGTATTTAGGTATCAGACTACATGATGGCATCTTCGATGATGCAAATAAAGCGTATTTCTTCAATCATAACCCGGATTCTAGGTTCAAAACCAACATAGTCTTCGTTCTACACCAGGCCGATTTCATGGCTTCTAAGATAGAATACGATAGATGGTTGAAAACAGGGGGTAAAACAGCTCCTAACAACGAAAAACTTAAGACTTCTACAGGAAAAACTGTTAAATCTTCAGAAGGCCTCAGTAATTTACTTAAAAATATATAAAAAATGTTGGTTTTAATCATTTTATTAGCTATATTAGTGGGAGTCCTCGGGTTCTCTACATGGAATCTCCTTAAAAAACTAGAGAAACTAGAGGATACCGTTCAAAATCAACAGAAATACGTTGAGGATATCTCCAATGTTCTCGAGGATTCAAGCAAAAGGTTACGTGAAATCGACAGTAAGGGGAGCTTTAGCTCCGATGACGAGGTGGGTTTCTTCTTTGAAAACTTAAAACAAATACAGAGTGTCCTCGATGCCTACATCCTTAAGTAATACATGGGCAGAAAGAAAAGTGATACTAACTATTTCACGCAAGACACCGAAGACGCAATTGTAGCGTACAATAACTCGAAAGATGTAACCTTTCGTCAGAAGATTTTCACGGATAAAATCTATTATCCGTTCTACAAACTAGTAGAAAACATTATTCACACCTTTAGATTCTACTACACCGATGTGGAAGACCTAGAGGACTTAAAGCACGAGGTTATCTCCCTACTTATTGAGGAGAAGATACATATGTTTGATTCAACCCGTGGTGCGAAAGCATACTCTTACTTCGGGACTATCGTCAAAAGGCATCTTATTAACTATAACAATAAGAATTATAAGCGTTTAAAGTCTCTAGCACCGGTTGAAGACTTTAACGGCACCTATGACTTAGATACAGCCGATGTAAGACCTTACGCATTTACACTCAGGCAGATCTTTGACATATATATCGAGAGGACTTATGATAAGTTAGATGACCTTTTTCCTAAAGAGTCCGACCGCAAGGTCGCTGATGCGATACTCATTCTCTTTAAGAAGCGTTATGATTTAGATATCTTCAAGAAGAAGGCTTTATATATTTATATCCGAGAGATGACAGGTACCGAGACTCCGTACCTCACCAAAGTCATCAACGTACTCAAGACAGAATTCTACCAACTATACAACGGACTAGAAGAACAAGGATTAATTGATCTAAAAAACTAACCTTTCTATTTATAAAGAAAAGGCATGGCACTAGACAAGACTTTGTTTAAGGATAAGACTTTCTCCGACGTCTTAGAAGAGATATATAATAACTCAAAAAAGAAGGATAAGCAGATCACCGCTCTAATTGGAGAGCTTAAGCCGCTGGTTGAAAATATCGGTGACGCTACCCTAGTAGTCCCTATGATCGCTAACTACCTAGAGATAGGAGTTAAGAACGATGAAATGCTAGTAAAGATGCTCACCATAGTCCAGAGGATGGACAACGCTAAATCATCAGGCGATACTGCAGGGTTTGAGTTAGGTGCTGAAGAACTTGCACAGATTCTAGACCAGGCCAATGCCCTGGCACAGGAGAAGTAATGGTTGATACTAGAAATAGCTTAGGCTTATTCGTTAGGTCAGCAAACCCAGCAGTAGCTAGAGGATCTAAACAAGCTTTCCAAGCCGGGAGAGTTGTAAAAGTTAACCTCGATCCAAACTTTCCCGATTTAGTAGGAAGCGTACATTATAAGATTCTCGGAAAAGTAACTGACAATCTACCCGCCGAGCAGTACCCCATCGCTTTTCCTCTCCAGTCTCATATCAGACACCTGCCGCTAGTTAACGAAATCGTACTTTTAGTTTCAGCAGCATCAAAAAATCTAGATAGTTTAGCTATTAGTAAAACGGTCTACTACTTAGATGTAGTAAATATATGGAACTCTCCTCATTTTACTGGCTTCCCCGAAGACACATCTTCCGACCCCAAGCTCGGGGAGTACTTTGAGGAAAAAGTAGATATAAATCCAATGCTACCATACGAAGGAGATGTCATACTAGAAGGTAGAAACGGGCAATCACTTAGACTCTCTCAGACAGTACCTAATCTCACGCCCTGGGGAGGTACAGTGAAAGGAGACCCTATAACCATTCTGAGTAACGGACAGGTAGCAACTACAAACGGGTTTGAGTTTATTACTGAAAATATAAACGAGGATTTTAGTTCAATATATTTAACTTCAACTCAAACAATCCCCTTAGTAGAGAGCAGCGTTAACAGAAAATCATACTCTCAAAAACCAACTGAGACTAAAGCCTACAAAGGTAACCAGGTACTGCTTAGTAGCGGTAGAATTTACCTAAACGCCTCTACTGACCACATACTACTATCCTCCCCTCTATCAATAGGACTATCAGGAGATACGATTAACATCGATTCCACTAGCACCACTATTATTGAGGCAAATAAAATTGAGCTAGGGAAAAACGCTCAAGAACCTGTACTCCTCGGGAGTAGAACTACCGCACTACTTGAAGATCTACTCAATCAACTCTTATCTTTATCAATTGATTTGCAAGCTGCAATCTCTCTACCAACCGGAGGGCCGATAGTTCAGCTACAGAAAGCAGGAGTTGATATGGCAAGTAAAGTAAGCACGCTGAAAGGGCAGCTTGAAGGTTTAAAGTCGAAAAAAACCTTTACAAAGTAATGGCACTACAGGGTTTATTTGGAGTACTTCTAAGCCAGCGTGCTAAGCTAGAGCAGACCGTCATCTCACAGCTCAGTGTTTTATTAGAGCCCTATCAAGAGTTTTTAGATTCTACAAAGGACCCTGAAAGCCTTAGACAATTCTGTCCCACACCAGAACAGCTCCTGATACTGATAGCAACCAAAGATAACATAGAGAGCTCAGTAATAGCATTACAGCGGAGAGTCACTTCCCTACAGACCATCTTACAGCGAGTGCAGGTAGTTTTGATAGCTATACCTCCGATTATCACTATTATAAAAGCCCTACCCACTCCTAATCAGTTTACTACTACAGGCTTTGTTCTCACCCTTGGTGATAGACTGGAGAAGGTAAAAGAGCTCTCGCAAAAATACCGTGGAGAGGTTGCTGCAGGAACCTTCGTACTATCTACGATTAACAGCACCTTTGCTACGATTCTAGGACTATTGCAGAGCTTAGATAGAATAATCGAGATTTGTGCCCCCAACCTTGTTAGTGAAAATGAAGAAATTAGAGCACTCTCTCAATCCCTTAATCAATCCATCACCCAGTTTAACAATTCCTACAAAGAGTATAAAATAGAGATAAGGATAGTGGATAGGCAAGCCGTAGCTCCGCAGCGCTACGCAGTAGCTATCGACCGGTTAGGGGTAGTGGTGCTAGAGGGTAGACCGTCCTTTAGCTCATCAACACAAGTACTTGTAGATGAAATTAAGTTTAGAATTGATCAACTAATTATCTAAATCTATTTATAATTATGAAAGCCAGTGAATTTAAAGAAATAATTAAAGAGGCAGTAAGAGAAGCTATTCAAGAGGAGTTAAAAACCATCCTCTCTGAAGCAGTGCATACCCCTAAGTCCTCAGTCTCTAGTCCTGCTTTTGAGAGCGTTTACCAAGCACCCAAGCAGCAACCCTTGCAGTTTACAAGCGGTAATCCGCTTATGGAAGCACTTAATATGACAAGCAGAGCCATGACTTCTGAAGACTACCAGAGCGGTAATACTCAGTCACCGAGCACCGTTAGAGCTAATATGTCTGAGATGTTTGCAGGTAGTTCTTACTCCGCCAAACCGACTTACAAACCAGTCTCTGAAGACCCCAGGGCAGTAGCATCAGCAATCGCTGCAGCACCTAAAGTAGGATTAGATCTCTCTCAGTTGGGTTTTGTTAACAAAGCAGCCGCTATCGTAAAGCTAGCTGATAAGAAGAGCCAACCATATGGCTTTTAACGTACGTAGGATTAACCCACTCGATCTACAGCCTAGAAAAGCTGTAGGAGTAGCTCTCCCCTTCCAGGGCAGAGCTGTTTTTAACTCTACCTACACCACTAAAGATGCCACCAGGACAAATTTAATAAATTTCTTTTTAACAGGGCAGAATGAGAGAGTTTTTAATCCTAGATTTGGATCTGGAATTAGAAATTTACTTTTTGAAAACTTAACTCAAGAGAGTATTGATATTGCTACCGAGAATATTACGCAAGGCTTGCAGATATATTTCCCGCAGGTCGAGATAAGGAATTTGCAATTAGTTCCAATTTACGATGAAAACCTTGTAAACTTTGAGCTAAAATACGCTATTAGAGAGACGGGAATAACTGACGAGCTTACAATAAATTTTGAACTATAATGGCAGAGGAAAGAGACATAAAGTACATTAACAAGTCGTTTAGTAGCTTCAAACAAGAGCTAATAAACTACACTAAGAATTACTTCCCAGACACATACAACGATTTCTCACCAACTTCGCCCGGTACGATGTTTATAGAGATGGCTGCTTACGTAGGAGATGTACTAGCCTTCTACCAAGACACCCAGCTACAAGAAACCTACCTACAGTACGCCCAGGAAAGTAAGAACCTTTACGCACTCGCATATGCGATGGGATACCGTCCAAAAGTAAGCACAGCATCACAAGTGATTCTAGATGTTTACCAAACTGTACCTGCTAAGCTAGTAGGAGGCCAGCAAGTACCTAATTACGACCAAGCTCTAACAGTACTAGGCAACACACAACTTCAGTCAACTACAGGGTCTCCTGTAAAGTTTTTAATTGAGGATACAGTAAACTTCGGATTTTCAAGCTCCTACGATCCAACTGAAGTTAGTATCGACTCATCAACCGGCAATACGATTAATCTTTTTCTACTAAAAAAACAAGTAAAAGCTATCTCTGCAGAAGTAAAGACCCTAACCCTGCCAGTAGGTGCGCCTGAGAAGTTTAAGACTGTAAATATAACTGATGATAATATCTTAGGTGTTTTAGACATCGTGGAGACCGGGAATACCAGATGGTACGAAGTACCTTATCTAGGTCAAGATACTACATTTGTAGAGCAGACGAATCTAAGCTCCGACGCCAGCACCACACCCTACAGCTTGCAGGTACAAAAAGTACCTCGAAGATTTGTTACCAGGTTTACGTCTACAGGCACTCTTCAGGTACAGTTCGGAGCAGGTACATCAGGACAGAGCGACTCCATAATAACACCAGACCCTACTAATGTAGGCTTAGGAGATCAGATTATAGGTGTGTCAAAAATCGACACCGCCTATGATCCCTCCAACTTTATGTATACTGGAGCTTACGGATTAGCACCCGCAAACACAACTCTTACCATCAGATATCTTACAGGCGGTGGTGTTGAAGCTAACGTACCTTCAGATACCATCACAACTATACTAGCCTCCTCAGTAACAGCAACTGTGACAGGTTCAGCAAATAGTCTCCTTTTTACAAATCCTAATCCTGCAGACGGTGGTAGGGATGGAGATACTTCTGAAGAAATCAGGCAAAACTCACTTAGAAGTTTTAACGAACAGTTAAGAACAGTAACAAGAGATGATTATGCTATCCGCGCTCTTTCAATGCCTCCTAAATTTGGTACAGTAGCTAAAACTTATGTAACACAAGATCAGCTAACGAGTAGTAATTCTACGACTGATAGCATAATTGACAGTAATCCTCTTTCCCTATCTCTTTACATCCTATCATACGATGGGAATAAAAAACTCGCTACATCTAGCGCTACTTTAAAGTCCAATTTAAAGACTTACTTAGGTCAGTATAAGATGATTACGGATGCAGTTAATATAAAAGATGCTTTTATAGTGAATATAGGAATTACTTACGAGATTATAGTATTACCTAATTTTGCAGGAAGAGATGTACTATTTAACTGCACCAAAGTTCTTAAAGATTTTTTTGCAATAGAAAAATGGAATATTAACCAAAGCATCAACCTATCTAGTCTCTTCCCGTTACTAGACAGAGTCAAAGGAGTCCAAACAGTCCAGAGTATACAAGTCACTAACAAGGTTGGAGGTAGCTACTCTCAGTACGGATACGATATCAAAGGAGCAACCAGAAACAATACCGTTTATCCCTCCTACGATCCCTGCATCTTTGAAGTAAAATTCCCAGACACCGATATAATCGGACGAGTAACTTCATTATAGGGTATTTATTATAAACTATGGCAATCTATAGAATTTTTCCCGACAAAACAGCAACTCTCTATTCAAGGTACCCGCTTTTCAATACCGGTCTTGATGAGATAATGGAAGTAGACTCCTACTTCGTAGGAGATATCGGGTATGTAGCTAGAACTGTCATAGCATTTAATACCCAGGAGCAGAAAGATTTAATCAACAACGAGATATCTTCTTCTCTTGCAACTAAAGGACTTAATCTTCTTAATTTCTCTTCTTCATTAAGAGCATATTTAGCTGAAGGTAAAGAAGTTCCTATCGAGTATAAAGTAGAAGCTTATCCTCTGTTTGATAGCTGGGCTAGAGGAACCGGAAAGTTTGGCGATGTTCCTTATGCAACTGATGGAGTAACTTGGACCCTAACCAACCCCCCTACCAGCTGGACTAACCCTCCAGCAGCCAATACCACAGCTTCGTATTCCGGAAGCGGAGCTGTAGAGGGAGGACTATGGTACACCGGCTCCAACGGGATTAGCTTATATCATTCCCAAACCCATACCGTCAACTCTACCCACGACCTAGATATAGACGTTACTAATTCAGTAAAGCTACACTACTCTCATTCAATAGGTCAGACCCAATACGGTCTACCAAACAACGGTTTTATATTAAAGCTTACCGGAAGCTTAGAGTTTGGAACCGGGAGTTTAGTGTTTCAAACCAGTAGGAATATGTTCCTAAAGTACTTTTCCGCCACCACCCATACCATCTACCCGCCCGCTTTAGAGTTTAAATGGGACGATACTGTTAGGAGTACCACCTTAACTCAAGTCACGGATGATAACCCCGTCATCACTTTGAGCAATAATAAAGGCAACTACACTAACGAAGGTAAGCAAAGATTCAGACTAAGTGTAAGGCCGAAGTACCCCACTAGAACCTTTGCAACTAGCTCAAGCTACCTAACAAATTATGTTCTTCCCGCCACTTCGTACTGGGGCCTTAGAGATGAGAACACTGAAGAGATGGTAATAGATTTCGATACTACATTTACTAAAATTAGCGCTGATAATACCGGCAACTACTTTGATGTATATATGAGCGGCATTCAGCCTGAACGTCACTACAGGGTCCTTATTAAGACTGAGATCAGCGGTACTACTACTATAAATGATGGCTCAAATACTTTTAAAGTTGTAAGAAATGGCTGAAGAAGTACGTCTAAGTAGGACTGTTTTAGATCGCAATAAATTTAACGCAGTCGTTGACAGGTCTTTCAAAACCTTTGTAGAACCAGTTCCTGAACAGGATCCAGACACAGTACAAGAACTGTTTAGACTTTACGATAAGTTATTCTTTACTATTCCCATAAGGGGAGAAACCAACTCCCACGAACACCTAGTAAAGAGAAGCTCAGAAGTATACTCTTCTGAGGATAAGTCAGCTGAAATTCAACCCTTACTAGACGAGATTGCACAACTCCGTCAGGAGCTTTTAGAAAGCAGTACTGAAATAGTAAAACTTAGTGCACAGGCAGTTCAACAATCAGAAGTCTAATGGCAGAAACTACATACATATTAACTGAAGAAGTTCCAAATGTAGAAGGAATTAACAGCTACTCAGCCGAAGATACAGGGTTAGTAGATCAGTATATTATTAATTCTGAGTTTAACTCTACAACTGACCTTATCGAGCTATCGATATACGCTCAAGACAACACCCTACTCCAGTTAATCCCAAACTACACCGGGTATAAAGAGCTAGGTAACTCAGCAAGCGCAGGTAAGGAAGGAACTAGCGTTCTCTATATTGACCCTATTCAAGATAGTCAAACTCTAGGTTACAACCAAGGAGGAGTCTCTTTACTCTACAACTTCTTAAGAAACATCTCAGATGTAAGCCTATTCATTTCAGAAATTTCTCCCGATAGAACGGAAATAAAAGCTAAGACTCTAGAAGAAGTCCCCGAGCTGTTGCTTGCTATAGCTGAGCTTCAAAAAAAGCTAAATACATCAACCTACTTTTACGACTTTAGGTTAAATTTTTTAAACGGCACCCTTTTAATAGGGATAAATGTAAATGTAGATAGCGATAGAAACATCGTAATAAAGCTCTACGAACCCCTGCCAGCTTCAATTAACACTAAAGTAAACTTTAGATTAGTAGAAGTAGTAAGCGATAGTGTAAATTACAGTATTGAAGCTGTAACGCAGCCGGATGCAGAAGTATTCCCCATACTGAGAGGTCCCAACTTCACATCAGAACTTGATGGACAATCAGCTCAACCAACTGAATTTCTAGATTATAATCAACTATATCTCTTTCCAGTTACTAGTAGTTACTACAGGTTATTAAATCAAGTAAGTCAGAGCGGAGCCGAAATTAATATTGACTATGCTGACTACAATAACTTCGTTCACTTCTCCTCAGCTCAAGAGAGGTTAAACAATTTTGCATATAAACTTGAATTAATACAAACTTACACTAGTGCATCTAACGCAATCAGTACAGCACTCAGCACAACCGCATCCCTAGCTTCCTCTACAAGCGTAACGTTCTACCAAAACTTAGTTAAGGGCGTAATAGAGAAATTTGATGGGTACGATAACTACCTATTTTTTGAAAGCTCTAGCTCTACTTGGCCAAAATCAGGAAGCACCTTACCGTACGTAAACTTTCCAGTTAGCAACGCCACAGCGATTAACTGGTTTAATTCACAGTCACTAGTCGCCTCACTTTATGATGAGGTAAATCAGAGTAGCCTAGTCTACACGGTTCCTGAATTTATTAGACAAGACACTTCTAATGCTCCGTATTCATTATTCTTAAATATGCTGGGACAGCATTTTGATAGCTTATGGGTATATGCTAGAGCTGTAACCGATAAGTACAATGCTGATAATAGAATAGACTACGGGATATCAAAAGACCTAATAGGGGAGGTACTGAAGAGCTTTGGAGTTAAACTTTATAGCTCAAATTTTTCAATCGCTAATTTAAGCTCGCTATTCTTAGGTGAGTTTTACGATAGCGGATCCGAGCAGATAAGTTCATTTGTAACTGCATCAAACCTCCCCACACCCGATAGAGATCTGCTTGCAGAGACTTACAAAAGAATCTACCACAACTTACCTTACCTTATTAAATCAAAAGGTACTGAAAGAGGTTTAAGAGCCCTTATCAATTGTTTCGGTATTCCAAGTGGGTCACTTCAAGTAAGAACTTACGGAGGTGTAAATACTCTAACCCCCACCCCCTACTTCGGACCTACTGCACTGACCGGCAGTAATATCAGGCTAGACAACACCGGAAGCATTACCTCAGGAAACACTCTATCATACTATTCTACAATTCAGCAAAACAGTAAGAAGTATACTCAAGATCTAAACATCGTAGAGGTAGGATTCTCTCCCGCTTACAATTTAGATAATTTTATAAGCAGCAGTATAACTTCGAGCTTTGATTTAGATCAATACATTGGTGACCCTAGGTACCTATACCAACCCGGATATAATAACGATACGTACGGAAATTTAAACAGAGTAGCAGAAACAATACTCTCAGGCTCTTCAGCCTACGACGTACGTGACTTCGTGAGGTTAATAAAATTCTTCGATAATCAACTTTTTAAGATGGTTAAAGATTTTGTACCTGCCCGGGATATCACATCCTCGGGTATAATTATAAAACCTCATATCCTAAACAGAAGCAAGGTAAAATCCGTGCAATCCTCAGGAACAAGACCTGAATACACAGGTTCGATAGATACTGCATTTATCACAGGATCAAACGGAGGAGTGCTAGCTGACTACAGCACCGCCCACAGTCAAAGTCTGCGAACTCCATCAGGGCTATTAGTAAAGGTCTTTAATGCTAATGAAGAGACTATCAACGGTGAATTAGGGGGATCAAATTTAAGATTATATACCGGTAGTTTAAATCCCAATAATCCGTTTAAAAAGTTAGAACAGCCCCTTTTAACTTTTGATATTATTAACACAACCAGCCCAACATCATTAGCGGGCAGTATTCCAGCTGGAGATATTTATATCTGGATTGAATCTAACACAATCCTCTCAGAAGAACCGCCAGCTCCCCCAGCCTAAGCATAAAGAGTAAACATAAATGCCTGCTATAGAAACATATTTTACCGTTCGGAAACTTAGGATTAGTAAAACTAGTGCTAACGGAGTTGATATTACAAGACAACTCGAGAACGTTGAAGAAATTATTATACCCCACACCAGTGCTGTAGGTAATACTCCGTCCGCCACTCTTACCTATACAATTTTTGGAAGGCAGGAACTAAGCGACTCCTACATCTTTGACGTAACAGTCGGTGGCAATAATATTTCCGGATCAGATCAAACTGTAGTTAGTACTATCTTTGAACCTTTTACTTCGGAAAACTTTGATAACTCTGACTTTAACGCCCTCTTCAACAACGCCGTTACCCCAGCTAACACCGCTAACGTTCAAAAAGTTGATTATTCTACCAATCCAAACATTCCTGTAAACATAGTTGCAATAAGAAACAATATAGCCGAGCGAGCGGACGTTCAAGAACTCCTCCACACAAGCCCGGGTCTAATCAGCGGCCGGTACGGAGGTAAGCAGCTAACTGGACAGTTCATTAATGAATTTAGAAACGGGGATAAGTCTTATGGTAAAACCCCAGTTATCGAGCACACCACCCCCTACTTCTGTATATTTGACTACATATCCGGCTTCTCACCCGAGCACAACAAAGCCAACGCTATTGTAATATCTTACATTGTAGACGAATTAGGAAACCTAACAACCCCCGACTCACCCACCGCCCTGCCGATCTTACAGCAAGGATTCCCTTCAGACTCTAAGTTTGAGATATCAATACAATCTTCAGCCATAGGAGGAACAGAGGCAAAGTTACTGGGGATGAACGAAGTTTTACGGTCAGGAGTAAGGGTTGAACCTATACTCTACAGCTATACAGCCTCCCAGTATCTAAAGCCAGCATACTCCGCCTCACACCAGCTTGAGTTCGATGTTGATGATAGTCTTCAGACATACGATGCCGCAGCATCAGGATCAGGTACTCAATCTCCATCAACCTCATACCCGGTTACAACTGCCGTTACTTTTTCACTCGAAAGTAAAGACGACCTAAGTAATTACAACACAGGCACCTCTAGGTATTCATTTTCTCAAGATACTCAACAGCCGGTAAAATTCTCAGCTTATATTGAACATGAAGGAACTGCCTACGATACCGGCTACGGATTCGTAGCAGCACAAGTGAATTATAGGATAGAGGTTAGCAGTGACGGAACTTTTAATTCAAACACGATATCTACTTTAGCAGCGCAGACAGCTACCTACACTTCTAGCACACCGTCTGGAGATATCGATCTTCAAAGCAACTTTAGTAATTTTAATAGCGGATCGGTAGTCCGGGTAGTAGTACAGCCTAGAGATTCAAACCTAGACACCCTACAACTATTTGGAAGATCTTT